AAGCAGGCGACGGCGGACCACGAGATCGCGGCCATGACGGCCATTATCGCGACGCTGGAAGGCGTCGTGCAATCGAAGCTGCTTTGAGGGAACGAACACATGCACAAGCCACTCGTGATCTACCACGGCCACTGTGACGACGGGTTCACCGCCGCGTGGGCGCTGCGTCACGCACTTGGGGACGACGCCTGTGATTTCCATCTCGGCATTTACCAGGAAGCCCCGCCGGACGTGCTTGGGCGCGACGTCATCATGGTGGATTTCTCCTACAAAAGGCCCGTGATCGAGGAGATGGCGCGGACCGCGCACTCGATCCTCGTCATCGACCATCACAAGACGGCGGAAGAAGACCTCCAGGCCTTTCCCTCCATGCCCACGCTAACCGTGCAGGGCTGGCTCGCCCGCCAGGCGGTGCACCGCAAACATCCCCCGGATTCCTTCCCGCGCATCGCGGCATTCTTCGACATGAAGCGCTCGGGCGCGATGCTCGCGTGGAGCCTATCGCACTCGGCGGACGAGCCGCCGGCGTTCGTTTACTACGTTCAGGACCGCGACCTCTGGCGCAAGGCGCTCCCGAACGGCGACGAATTCACCATCTGGGTGCGGTCTTTTCCCATGACGTTCCCCGTGTGGGATTCCGCCGTGGCGCATTTCGAGACCAATCCCGAAGCCGTGTTCGCGGAAGGCCGTGGGATCCAGCGCTATTACCGCCAGCAGGTCGAAGCTTCGAAGCGCGAGGCCTATGAGGCGACCTTTTGCCCTGGGACGACGACATTCCTTATCGCCAACGCTCCTTACGCGTTCGCCTCCGAAGTCGCGGGCGAGCTCGCGGTGGGGCCTGGCTATGCGTTCGGCGCCTGCTATTTCGAGCGCGCGGACGGAAAATTTCAATACAGCCTGAGGTCTCGGGGAGATTTCGACGTGTCGGAGATCGCGCTCGCATACGGGGGCGGGGGCCACAAGAATTCCGCAGGCTTTGCCAGCGACCGCATCGCCCACCTGCGTGCGCGAGTTTGAAATGGATGCCGTGCGGATCGTCGGCGCGCTGATCGGGGTCTTCGTCGTGGGACTGTTCCTGGGCGCGAACCTCGGAACGGGAACGCCCATTGGCGTCTACCGCCGGCTGGCGGGGAAATCCAAGGCCGCGCTTCGGCCATTTGCCACGTTGCAGAGTTTGCGTGGAATGCCAGACGGCACCGTGCTGGAAATCCGCACGCGGCGGGGTGACATCGACCGCGTCGCGCGCCTGCGCGCGGGGGATTTCCGCGCCGCCGAAGGGTTTTACAAAGAGCTGGAGGACATCCTGCAATGAACTGGGACACGATCGCGCTTCTGTCCGGGACGATCGCGGCTTCGGGTTTCTTCTGGCTCGGCGGCTTCCTCTACGGGGTGAAACGCCGGGAAACGGACTTCGCGCGCCTCGCGAAGGCGTCCCGCTGGGCCTACGCGCCCGTAGACCTGCCGGACTACAACGGCGACGGAGCCGCTCCCGTGCGCCTCTACGAGCTCGCGGCCGGCCACGTCCTCACGCGGCGCGACGTCCAGGACGTGCGCGACACCCTGGAGGAGATCGAGCTGCTCTTGATCCACAACGCCGACACGTTCAACAGCGGGCGGTGGGACGCGGCCAAGGAAATCGGCGGCGAAGAGCTCATTCGCGCGCTCAAGGACCACGACGTCGCGAAGGTCCATGCCATTGCCGCGAGCGCGATCGCACGCTTTGAAAGCCGGAGCTCGTGATGCACACGGCAGCGGACGCTTTCGCGACAGCGCTGGCGTTCAGCGGCGGCGCGATGGGCATCGCCGCAGGCCTGAGGGGCACGGCCTCGCAGCGTCGCGTCGCGTGCTTCATGATGGCGGGAGCCGCCGCCGTCGTGGTTCTGATCCAGCTCTTTCCGTAAATAGCGAAAAAGCGATTGCGCGGTGGCGAAGCGCGTGGTTTCCTCCGTGCCTTCGCCAGGAGGGATTCGTGATGGTCGCGTATAGCTATCGTGAGCGGTTCGTCCCGCTGATTGAATCCGGCGTCAAGCGGCAGACGATGAGGAACGAGCGCAAGCGGCACGCCTTCGAAGGCGAGACGATCCAGCATTATTTTGCCATGCGATCACGGGCTTGCCGCCTGATCGGGACCGCGACGTGCATCGGGGTCGAGCCCGTTACCGTGTATTTCGAGCGCGAATCCCGCGCTGCAGCCGTCGGCATCAGTCACTACGCGCTGATCACGGGGGAGAAAGACCTCAACGGCTTCGCGGTCCGGGACGGCTTCCGCGATTGGACGGATCTCGAAGACTTTTGGCGCCACGATCATCCTGAGGCAGTCGCGGGCGGCAACTGGACGGGCGTGCTGATCAGGTGGGGAAAGATCACACTTGCGTCCACGGGAGTACGGATAGATGCCGGGTGAAGCGCGCACGATCGAACCCGTCGATGTGGTGGAGACCTGGCGCCTCGGCTTCCACCTCGGGAACGCGATCATGTTGCTGTACGAGGGTGCGCACGGCGGGGATGTGGAAATCCTCGAAAAGGCGCGGTGGCACTTGTCGCGCGAGATCCGGGAACGGATGGGCAAGTTATGATCCGCGCTCGTTTTTCCGTTCCAGGCGAAGACGGCCGGCCGCTCAAGTGGCCTGCCCCTGGACCTTTTTGGTGCTCGGGCGAGACCCTCACCCACCATCCCGAGACCGGCGAGTTCACGGCCGCCTCGCAAATCATGATCGCCTACGCGCGAGACCTCGCGCAGTTGCTGGAATTCTGGCCCGATGCTGGGGACATTGACGTGGAAGAGAGGGAAAAGATCGTGTTCACGAGCCGCTTTTCGTGCCCATCGTGGTGGCCGGAAGGGCGCACGACCATCGGGAGCGACGCATGACGATCAAGGACGTGGACCTGATCGAATACCGCCGCATGCGGTCCGAGCCCACGATGACAGGTTGGTATTACGGACGTCCGCTCTTTGCGATGGGTGGTCAGCCGGTCCCCGTGGCGGTGACATTCGTCGACCGTGCTGAGGGGATTGCGATTTTATCTGGAGCCGCACGCGGCTTCCGGCTGGACGATTTCGAATGGTTCGGACCCGTGGCGAAATGCCGGATCGGTTGAGGAGAAGGTGATGACGGAAGACGATGCGAAAACCAAATGGTGCCCGTTCACACGCATGGGCTTGAATGCGGGGGCGGGCGGGGTGGCGGTCAATCGCTCCCTCGAGCCGGTTGACGAACCATCCAGGCGCGATGCGCCGTACAGCGTCTATGACGAAACTCGCTGCATCGGCTCCGGCTGCATGATGTGGCGGACGAAGTGGAAATGGGTGAACCATCCCGGAGGGGCGGCCGCGATCCCGGAGGGGCACTACGAGCCCGATCGCGAGGAAGGCTTTTGCGGCCTCGCGGGCGCAGCTGGAGGAATTACGCCATGACGGACCTCGTTCTCACTCGCTTCGCCGGTCAGACGCATTTCACCCTCGACCACGTTGGCTCCCAGCCACGCTCGAAGGACGACCGCTGGGACGAGATCGAGCGCGTGCCCGTGCCCACGGGCGTGACGGTCGCGCAAGCCGTCGCGCTCTACCGGGCGGGCGAGCTCAAACGACCGGAACCACCGGTGGCGAGGGAACGCGAGGAGAAACGCGACCGCTCGTGGGAAGTGAAATATCCCCACGGCCCCTTCCCCACGCCGTTGCGCAAGCGCGCGGACGAGGATCGGGTATGATTGCGGGGCAGAAAGGCGATCGGCATGAAGACGGCTCAAATCCTTTGCCGGGCCTGTAACAGGGTTCATCCCGCGCATATTGCATGTCGGCAGATCGACCTCCTCGATGCAGAGGCGGAGCGCAAGTCCGGCCGGAAGATCAAGACCCAGTTGCGGCCTCGTTATGTCTCGCAGCTGAAAAAGCCCAAGGCGAAGGACCACCAACGGGGGGGACGAAGGTGAACCAAGTGAGCGCGTACCTGCGGCGCGGGACCACGGGCTACGGCCATTGGTGCCCGGGTTGCCGCTCAATGCACCTCATCCCGGACGACTGGACGTTCGACGGCAACGTGGACCTTCCCACTTTCCAGCCGAGCGTTTCCATCACGGGCGTTCAAACCGTGGTCGACGACAAGGACAAACGGACGGGGGAATGGGTGCGTGGACCGGACGGCAAGGCGCTGCCCTATTGCTGCCATTACGTCCTCACGGCGGGGAAGTTACATTTCCAGCCCGATTGCACCCACGCGCTCAGGGGCCAGACGGTGGCGTTGCCCGCCCTGCCGCCGTTCGCGTGCGATCCAGAATAGCGGGCTGATCCATCCCTCGGATGAACGAAAGGCCCAGAGGTCGTTCCTCCGGGCCCTTGTTCATTTTCTCGACCTCGAATGAGGGCGTTATGCGGCCGGCGTGTCAGATCCAGGAGTCGACGACGTGGGGACGCTCGTGGCCCGAGCGTCGGTCCCAGTTTGCGAAGCGTCGCTCGACGCGCTCGTGCCGGCGTTTCCCGTGTCTCCCGTGGGCGCGGGTGGTTGCGTCGCGGGCGGGGGCGCGGCCGCATCCGCGATCGTGGTGCCGGCCGTCACGGCTGCCGCGAGGGTGTCGGCATTCTGCTTGAGCGCGGTCGTGATCGCCTGGATCCTTGCGGGATCGTTGGCGTTGATCGCGCCCTGGAGCTCGGTTCCAAGCCGCTGCAACAAGAGGACGGCCGAGCCCTCCACTGTGGTTTCCGCCGCTACCTCGGCTTCAAGGTCGTCAAGTGCTGCCATTTCAATCTCTCCTGTGAAAAAGGTTTGTGCCTGGAGCGCCGTCAGGGCGCCTATGATCATGCAGAGCACCACCAACGTGATGAGAACGAGTGCGATGGTGACGAGTTGCAGACTGATCATGCGATGGAGCTCCTTGACGCGTGAGCGCCGCCACCATGCCGGGGGATCGTGACGGGCGCAATCGCTTTTTCGCTTGTAACGCGCATCGCCATGATGCTTCCCTGTCGTCCTGCCAAGGAGGGGCGAAATGATTCACAGCGAAAGAACTCTCGGTCTCATGGAGGCGTGCCGTACCGGCGTCGGCATAATGACGGCGTCGCGGGTCGACCTCGAATGCGCGCTCATGGCTCTCGTGCAGGAGCGCGACGCCGCATCTGCCCATCTGCATGAAAAGCTTTCGAAGGAAACAGTTAAGGTCATTGAAAATCTCAGGGCTATGAAAGAGCCCGTTCACGGCTGGGCCGACGCAATCCGGGAGATGGACGACGCCATGGTGGCGGCGGCGATCACGATCGAGATGCTCAGGAGCGTTGCCGTGCCGGCAGGCCAAGCTTTCCAGCTCAGGCCTTCGCCTTCCCCTGACGCGAACAGCGTGTCTCCGCCGGGTCTCTCGGAAATGTCGTGCAAGGTGCTCGCGGCGGCACGAAGCCATGAGCTTACCCAGAACGAGTTCAGTCTCGGTGTCGTCACGAAGGCAATCGTCGAGATTGCGGACGCGTCGAATCCCCTCGCGGGCGTCCGCGACCTCGCGCGGGCGATCAATAAGCTCTGGCCCGATTTGGGGAAGGAAATCCAGATGCGATGGGCCATGTATCGGGCAGCGGAAGCCGCGCAGCTGGACGAGCTCCTCAAGGGATTGCGGGAATGAATCTCGAAGAGGCCACGGCGCTTGTGGAAAGCCGGTTCAAGCGCGTCGTGCAGTTTGACCAGGACCAGCCCCGCTACGACCAAACCCCCACGGGTCTCATTTACCAGACCTTCGCTTCGGGCTTTCACAAGCCGGAAGGCGAAATGACCGATCCGCTCGCGTTCCATCGTGACCCCGCGGATGCAATTGCCACGCTGGCGAAGTGGATGGACGGGAGGCCGTCTTCGCAGCGCAGGGTGCTTTGGTGGCGCACGAGACCTTTGTTGGAGAACTGGGGTTGCGCGCGCATGGAGTTCAACAACGCGACGATGCGAGGCGAAATCAAACGGCGGCAGGAGCGGTGGGTAACTTATTGGCGCTGCGCGGCGGAAGAATGACGAAAATCGTCGACCTCCAGGGCAAGCCGTTGAATGACACGTCGACGCTTTACAGCCCCGACGCCGCCTTGGCCCTCAAGGCGCTCGTGACGAAGCTGGAAGCGGGCGAGATCAAAGGCATCACGAAGTGGATTTTTCTTTACGCCGTGACGGACGAAGAGAATCATCCCGGCCTCTGCGACCGGCGGTCCCTCGACAGCGAATTGACGGCGGCGGAAGCCTTAATGGAGATCGAACTCCACAAGGACACGATCATGAGCGCTTATCGTTGAGGGGGAAGAATGCGCGTGCCATTCACGAAAAACGATGACGAGGCCCTCAAGGGCTACATTCAAAATCGAATGTCCGCCGCGCAGATCGCCCGCGCGATGCAGCGCCCGCTGAATTCCATCAAGGGCCGCGCGCGGAAGTTCGGCCTCGTGATCCCTAATTTCGAGCCCATCCAGGACGGCGAGCTCCCGCGGATGAAAGAGCTCTTCGACGCCGGCCACACGTACAGCCAGATCGCCGCCGAGCTCGGCCGCACGCGCAACGCCATTCTGGGCAAGATCCGGCGCCTCGGCTGGGTGCGCTCCACCAATCTCATGCCCACGGCCGGCCGGCCGCGCAGCCATGCGCGCAAGGGCCCGAAACCCATCGTGCGGACGAAGGACTTCGATCTTCCCCTCCGTGAGCCCACGGTGGCGGGCGTGACGCTTCTCTCCGCTACGGCTGGCCAATGCCGGTTCGATTGCGGGCCGCACGAGACCGAAGTCATGATCGTGTGCGGCGGCGCGACGGGCAGTCGGCGCGCGTCCTTCTGCGATCGCCACCGCGAGCAAACGGTCGACCACGCGAACACGACCCGGCTGCGCATCCCCGCGTAGTCTCCACAATTACGGCCCTATTTCCGCAATTACAGTGGCATAAATCCCCGCATATTCCGTGCGCGCCCGCGTGCCCGTTCGAGCCAAGTCCTTCCGCGCACACGAAAATCTGCCCTTTGCCGCGGCCCCCCATTGCTTCTCGTGCCGGTAGTGATCGCTATTTCGCTATTTCGCCTGTCGTTTGTGATTACTGGATGCGCGCGCGCGCGCTCGCGTGGAGCGAGAGATTTGTATTTTCCCGCGACTATGGGGAGGAGGAGGGTGTGAGCGGGTGGATATTTGCGCGCGAGGCGGGAGAAGGGAGGCGGGGGAACGCATGCGCGCGCGGGGGAATCGTGTGTTCCCCCCTCTGCCATTTGGAGCAAAGAAAGAGGGGCACGCGGAGCCAGAGTGGGGATCGGGTCGCGTGCCTGAGTTTCGGGTTAGTCGGGATGCCTCGCGATGCCCAGTGAGGGATATTCCCCATCGGGGTCGAGAGGTGGGGGAACGCTACTTCTTCGCCCGCGCCTTCGCAAAGGTTCTGTTCGTGTTCGCGTGGGTGCCGAGGCCGATCGCCTTCGCGACTTCCGAGCGCTTCATCGCGTAGTTGGGCGCGACCATGGGGTAATCGCGCGCGAGGCCCCAGCGGGCGCGGTAATCGTCCGGCCTCATGTCGTACCGTGCCCAGAGGTAGCGCTTGAGCATTTTCAGCTTCTTCCCATCCTCCAAGCAGATGAGGAAATCCGGGGTGATGGACTTCTTCACTGGCACGGCGGGTTTCTGGATCGTGAGGGGCGCGCCCTCTACCAGCGGGCCGGCTTCGAGCGCATCGAGGCCGTTGCGCACGGTGGCGAGGAGGGCTGGGATGCCTTCCATGCCGCCCGGCGGGGGATTGTTCGCCAGGAAGGCCGCGGCCACTTGGGCAATGAGCGCGAGGCGCGTGGGGTCGATTTTTTCCGTCATGGTTGCGTTTCCTTTTCTGGTTTCAACCGATACCGGCGATAAGCGTGCACGACCCCGCGCGCGGAATTGACCGCGAGAATGGCCGCGTGCTCGTCGAATTCCTCCTCGGGTTTGCCGATTTCAGCGCTCAGCCGGTCGAGAGCGCCATAGAGGCGGCGAATGATGCGCCGCAAGCGCCGTTCCGTAGCCGTGCGGGAAGGGCGCTTCTTCGCTTTCATAGTTCACGCTTGGGCAGTTCCGCGCTGTCCATCTCCCTCCAACGCAGAGATGTATGTGATGGGGTGTTGGTCATGCTGCGGCCCTTAAACAATGCCCGATAACTTCCGCCATCGCGGGCGGATTGCTGTCACCAAGCGCTTCAATCAATTCTCGCCTGTTATCCACCCGCTCGGAACGCCAAGTAGCCATTCCGAAAGCGGGGATGGAATCCGGGTTCCAATCACCTCGGGCAACTGCTGCCCTCTTGGCTCGCTCAATCGCTTGTGGGATCGCAGACTAGGCGACCTCCAGTCTCGGCAAGCTGGTGCAGGCAAGAATGTAATCTCTCCGGCGAATATAAGGCGCACCAACGTCCGCAGCGCAGAAGCTAAGTCGTCCGACGTGGAAACCAGCATTGGAAAGGTCGTTAGAGACTTCGGCTTCCCACGCCGCATTTCCGGGCGGCTGCTCCACGACAAAGAAATTGACGCCCGCCGCGAGCCCTGCCTTGAGCATGAAGGGCCAGAGGCTTTCGCCGTCGCGGTAACCGTGGATAGCGGCAGCAACGCTTGTGCGCTGGCAGGGCGGCCCTCCAAAGCAGATGTCAGCGGCGGGCGGATCGATTGTGCGAACGTCTTCAAAGATGGGCACTCCGGGGAAATTGCGAGCAAGTTTCTGTCGCCGCCAAGCATTGCTTTCGCAGAAAGCCACGGTTTCAAAGCCACCGGCAGAGAACAGCCCGAGCGCGTGGCACCCGACGCAGGAAAAGAGATCGAGCACCTTCCCATCCCGTGCCATCACTTCCCTCCTCCATGCGTGAGGGTGGAAATGATTTCGAGGAGGACGCCGCGCTGTCTGTGGATTTCAAGTTGGTAGCGATACAGCCCTAGCGATGCCGGGTGGCACTCTTGCCGCCACGCTTCGTAAGCCTCGTGAGTTGCCAGTATCTCCTCCACCCTCGCATCTTGGCTTCTGGTGGCGGTGAGATAGGCGTCGATGGCGGCGCGGAGGTCTGGCACAAGCTTTTCCGAGATTCGTGCAAGGTCGATACGTCCATTTACGGGATCGCCGTCAATACACTTTATTAAATCCTTCGCTGCTTGCAGAAGTTTGATGTGGGGTGGTTCGGTGATTGTGGTTGGCGCTTCCGGGTGAAGGACGCCAGCCTCGCAGTTTTCCTCGTCCGGGCTGTTCTCGATTTTCTTGCGAAGCCATTCTGCCGTGAACAAAAGCTTCAGTGGCTTTCGATCTCCCAGCACCTTACTCGCAAGCTTCTGAGCGCTATCTAGTGCCACCCACGCTTCGTAACAGTCCTGATCGCCGGACGGACTGCCTTCGAATAGGGTTTTACCATTCTTGATCGTAGAAAGCTGCAATATCGCCTGATGCAGCACGAGCAGCGCTTCCCGCGCGTCCATTTCTATGCTCATGGCGTCTCTCCTGCGGATGTAATGGGTGTGTTGGTCATGGGCGCACCCGGAACACGGCGAAAGCCGCCAGAGCGGCCACGAAGAGCGCCCACGGCGGCGGTTCGGGCGCGGGCTCCGTGGGTCCAGCCGCAGCCCCGCCCGTCACCCACGAGCCCGTGGGAGGCGTGAACTCTGCTCCGTGGAGAACATCCACGGGCGCGGTGCCGAGCGGCGCGAGCGGGAGGCAGGAAACTTGTGCAGGGCGGTGCACGGGCGCGGCGAGATGGTGCGCGACGCGGTGGGCGAGATGGGCACCGAGGACGATACCGCCCGGCACGCACAGGCACAGGGCCGCAAGCTTGAGATTGCCGATGTGGCGCGAGTTCATGTCGTCCTCCTGCTAAAAGTAGAGGGGCGCGGGGGGTTTTGAAATCACCGCGCCCCTCCTCACGAAAGCTCCCCAGGGCTGCTAGGCAGCTTCCGCGATATGCTTCCAGTCATTCGCGGGCAGCTCGATCAGCTGGCCGCCCAGGCGCTCGAAATCCGTCGCGCGGTCGTAATCTGCCAAATCCTCGGCCGTCCGCGTGACGGCGTTGAACACGCCATATTGCGAGAGATCGCCGCCTTCGATCAGGTGGCGAAGCACGGACCCGCGCTCGCCCTCCGTCAAGTTCAGCCGCTTGCCCATGAGCTCGATGGCCTTCACGGGATTGCCCGTGATCTTCTTTGCCGCCATTTCGCCCACGGGCGCCACCATGGCCTTGAAGCGCGCTTCGTCGAAGGCGCTCCGCACCACGTCCTGCACTTGAGACCACACGGCCGCGTCCGTGATGCGTTTCGTGCGATCGCTCAAGAGTTCCTGGAGGCCGTCACCCAGATCGAGGCGCGCGCCAACGTGGGTCTTGCGCAGGGACTTCTGCGCGAAAATCGCCATGTTCGTGCAAGCCCGCGTCCAGATGGCGGTTTCCACCGACAGCGACCCCATTCCGACTTCGGAATTCGAGATAATGATCGCCGGCGAGACGGTGTCGAAAATCACATGAGAGCCGTCGCCCATGCGGTTTTTCCCCGTCGGTATATCGGCGTTGATCCGCGCGTCCACGCCCTTGATGTAAAGGCGCCGCTCCGTGATCTCGCACGACAGGACTTCGATCTTCGCTTCGGCCAGGATCGGCAACACGGCCTCGGCGAGGTCGGTGTTCTCCAGCGGACGGTATTTGTCCGACAGAAACGCGCGGGTCGTGCCATCGAGCGTGCGCACCATACGGCGCGTCGCTTTCGAGCCCATCCAGCTGTTGACGTTCTGCGCCAGCAATTCCGGGCGTTCCGCCAGCATCCGATCGTAATAAGGCACGGGAATGCCAGTGAATTCGCCGATTTGCCGGTGCGCGATGGAATTGCAAGCCAGAAGAATCGGCTCCTCTTCCCCGCGGTCCAACGCGACGTCCCCGCCGCCGAACATCCGAATATGCGAGGTATCGGCGATGAAATCCTTCTTCACCTCCGACTGGCGCTGGATTTCGAGGGCGAGTTCGATGATGGATTTACCAGTTTTCATTGCATTGACTCCTTGTCCGCTCGCTGCCCGTGACCATCACGGGCCTCCCGAGGGCGCGCGCAGACAAGCACGGCGCGAATACTTTGAAAAGCGAAAAAGCGATTTTGGTTAACGCCGTATGTTCTTTGCGGCGTAATATTCGGCATTCAATTGCGCTTTGGCCTTTGCCCGCCGGCGCCTGTCTTCTGCGTCGCTGCGGCTCTCCCCCTCGCGCTGAGCACCAAGACCGTTGTGGAGATGGATCGAGCAGGGGTCGCCAAGCAGCCAGCGCCAATAATTGTCGTGCTCGATGAGCGGCCAGTGCGCAGCGGCGGAGATGTCGGGATAGACCGCACTCGGCAATGGCCCGCGGTAGAACGTGTGGCGGCCGTTGTGCTGGAAGGATTTCAGGATTTCCGTGGCCACGCGAAGCCTTCCCGCCGGGCGTATTGCACGAGCTGGCGGTTCGACATGATCGCGTGGCCGACGCGCGACTGGCTGCCGGAATGCCGCACGATCGCCACGCCGGCCTTGCGCAGGAAGACAACGGCCGCGTGGAGGGACTCCTCCTCGGGGAAGCGCGCGCCCCGGCCGCCTTCCTGGAACATTTTCAGCTGCGACTTCGATTCGCGCTTCATGCCACGTCCCCTTAATTGAGCGCGTCTTTCGGCGGGACGGGGATCGCCTCGTCCTCCAGGTGTTTCTTGGTCGTTTCCGCCCATGCGTCGATCAGGCTCCGCCGGGTATGCCCCGTGACGTCGAGGGTGCCGAGATAGTGGCGGAAGAGGATGGCGAAGGCGGCGTAAAACAATGCCCCCTCTTCGGGCGTCTCGATCTTCTTCGCCGTGAGGTATACCACCGCGGCGTTACGCATTACGTCCGCGAGCTCCTGCGCTTGGAGGGGCAGATCCGGGCTGAGATTCATTTCTTCCTCCTCATAGGGCCCGAGCGCAGCTTGCGCCCCTTGGGCCAGCGGGATGTCATGACGACGGGCTTTTCGCCCATGCGGACATAGTGATGGCGCTCCGCGGTTTCTTTCCGGCTTTTGTGCTTGTGGCACGGCTCGCAGACGGTTTGCAGGTTGGAAAGCATGAAGTAGCGAATGCGGTCGACCGCCGGCAGGTGCTCGACCTTCCACAGCGGAACGACATGCTCGACGTGCCACAGGCTGATCGCGATGAGCGACACCCAAGGATAGCGCCCGACAAGGCCCGCGAGCGTCGGGGGCGTGCCCTGGTATTCAGCGGTCCAGTGTTGGACGACGAAGCGCTTCCCGTCCGGGCCTCGCGTTGCGTGTTCGTCTTGTTCCGCGCCGCTCCGCCACTTCGGAACATATTCCGGGACGAGGCGGAAATGCTCGCTCCAATCTTCGCCGCAGACGGCGCAAATCCCCTTATCGCGTGCGAATACGAGGTCGCGCATGATCTCTGCCCGGCTGATCGCATGGACGATCGCTTCACAATCCGCGTGCCACCACCGCAGCGCCTTCGTGTGGCCCGTGCGTTCAACCGTCGGCTTCCCGCACCACCGGCACTTCCCGCGCTTCTGCGGCAAGTGGAGAGCCATGACGGCATCGAGCGGTGGCTTGCGGACATTACGCACCTTCCAGCACGCGCACGCGGGCCTTCATCGCTTCCGCGATCTTGAACTCCGCTGCGGTGAACGACTGCCTTTGGCCAGCGGCCCACTCCATCACGAGCTCCAGCCGGGCTTGCAAATCGGGCAGCGCGTCCCCGCCCCAGCCTTGCACGATCTCGTCGAAAGCCTTCCGTCTCAGTGGTGCGCGCATTCCGCCCCCTCTTTCACGGCGGCGGATTCGCGGTATTGGACATCCACAAGCCGCGACGCGGCCTCGATCGCCCGAGCGGCACTATCGAGGGCCGCGCACGTCGTTTTGAGTAACGTCGCCAAAGAGGTCACATCGGGGTCGAGCGTCAGACAGTTGAGCACCGTCTTGGCCAGGCCCCGCGTGTCCTGCGCCAAGGTGGCGAGATCCCGAGCTACTTGCGACTTCGTTGGGTTTGCGGGGTTTGCTTCTGACATCTTGGCCCTCCATGACCATTTCGACGAAACGACACACACGCACGCCGCCGAGCCCTTTCTCCCCATCCCAACGATGGAGGTATTCGGGCCCCGAAAGGCGCGTCTTCGTGTGCAGGGAAACTTGCCCAGTGGGCAAGTCCAGGTACAGCACGGCTTGGAAATATGGTGAATCCTCGTCCACGCCCCAGCCCCATTGGAGCCCGAGCGGGGCGGCATAGGACATGAGCTCTTTCGTCAGGTTTTGCAGCGCCCAAGCTTTGCGTTCATATGCCATCCCGCGGTACGGGCTCCCGCGATACAGCTTTGCCTTGTGGCTGTTCTTGCTGGCGCGGAAGAGGTTCGCCGCGATGATGCCCGGCGCCCCGAGAGACGAGAGATGGGCGTAAAGTGCCTGCGTGAGCGCACCATCGGACCCCTCGTAAATCTTGCGAAGAGCCCGATAATCGGACGAGATTTTCATCTGCGTGCGGCCACGATGTCGAAAGGGTGGGGATCGCCACCGCCCTGGAACGTGCCGTCATAGTGCCACGTCAAGCGCTCCGCCGTGTCCACGACATTGCCGAAAAACCAGAAGAGATCGACGGGCTTGCGGGTTGCGATGGATGTCCCGACCATGCGCTGGCGCCCCGTTACGACGATGTCGATCCCGTTGCGCAGCCGAAAGCCCTTGCCGACTATCGGCGCAACAACGGGCCGATCTGCTGGATCTTTCTGATTGCGTGATTCGGGTCGTCCAGCGTCAGGAGATAGTCGAGACCCGCGAGCGCGTCCGCCTCGTCCGAGTTCTTGATCTGCCAGCCGCGCTTCCGGGCTTCCACCCGGATCATCATTTTCGATATGTCGCTTTGGCGCGGATACTTTTTCCCTAGCCAGTGAGCCTTTACCTCGCTGGCCGGACATTCGACGCATGGTAATTTCCTTTCTCCCGCGACCTCTTCGACCTTGATCGTCAGGCCATAAAGCTTGCGCAATTTAGTTGCGTTGTCGCGGCTCGCAGCTAACAAGGGTTCCTCGAATGCAAGTCTTTCAGGACGATGGACGTCTACCAGCTTCTCGATGTGGAGCTTGAAAGATCGGAGGAAAGGGTAAATTTCGTCGCCCGTCCGCAAAAGTTCGAACGAGCCCCAGACGGGCTCACCCCCTACGTCGCCACAGGCCCAACCCGTGCTCGTGGCCGTGTCGAAATAGAGGGTGCGCAACCGTTACTCCTGCTGGCCCTGCCGGGCCGCCTCGGACTCGGAGGTCCGCGCCATGCGCGCCGCCCATTCGCCCATCGGGGAGCCTTCGCCGAACGCCTGGGAAAACTTCATCATCGAGTCGCGCGACCTACTGTCCATCTTCCGCGCCTTCTTCTCGTCCTTGATGAGCTTGCGCTCGTTCTTGAACATCATCACGAGGGCCTCCTTCGTGACGTCGAAGGCGGTCGTCGCCTTCTCATAGACCTCGTTGATCTGGCCCATGATGCGGCCCTTTTCTTCATCGAGTTCGTCGTGGAGACCATGCACTTGATCGAAATATTCCCTGACGTCTTCGAGGGTTATCCCGTTGACGCCATTGATGACCTTGGGCTTTTTCTTTGCCGAGGCCTTCGCTTTAGTTGCCATTGCTGCTCTTCCTTTTCGGACCCGCTACGTTGAAATCGGCTTCGCTGAGGAGTCCGTCACTCAGCTGAATATAGCGTTCGACATATTTGCGCCGGATCGGGCCGCCGCGTTCCGCCCGCCCCACCAAGGTGTCGGCGCAATGGAGCCTGGCCGCGAGCTCGCGCTGCGTGAGGCCAAGCTTCCGGCGGAATTCCTCAACGGGGGAAATCTCAATTTCAGCCATGCGATGGAGTGTGGTTAACCGTATGGGAAGCGTCAATGCGATTTTTCGCTATTTCATCTTGTGGGAATCGCAGCGCTCCCGTACCGTCACTAGATGGCCAGGAAGACGAAGCGCGCAAGCATCAGCCCGATGGGCTGGCTCTATCTCTTTCTTCTGGTCGTTAGCGCCCTCGCGATCGCGTGGGTTTCTTCGGACTTCTGGGGGTTGGATCCGTGATTGACGAATCGCAATACGGGCATGGAATGACGTGTCCCGCGTGCCATGGCGATACTTTCGTGATGGACAGTCGTCCGATCAAGCAAACGATCCGCCGGCGCCGGCGTTGCCGGGACACGAAGTGCCATTTCCGCTTCACGACCTACGAAATCATCGCGCCGCAAATGACCTATGGCCAGTTGCCCCTCGCGCAGCTCCGCAGCGCCATGGCGGAAGTCTTCAAGACCATGCGAGCCGCGGAAGATGCGCTCGGCGTGATCGAATCCCTGCTTAAGCTGCCACGCCATGGAGGGGATCGAGAGTGAGATGCGGGCACGGACACCTCGTGAGGTTCTCTATGACTGGTACGACCGCGCGATGCGGGGCGATCGGCCGGAAATCCACGAGAACGAGCCTCATTGTGGCTGGTATCAGCGGCGCCTCGTGCGCCTGGGGCCGTGGGTCGAGGCCGCGATTTGGTGTGTCGCCCCCACGGACCCGGAAACTCACGAGCTCACGGGTGACGAATGGCTCGCCTGCATGGTGGCGGGCGAACTCCGCAATGCGGTCGATCAATGGACCTACCTCGCGGGCAACCCCATTACCCCGGGGCGCTACCGGGCGATTCGCGACGAGCGCAAGCGGCTGGCGGACCGCTACGACCCCAACGCGCCGATCGACCACCTAAAAACCCCCTTACCCTTTTAGGAGATGAACATGCCTGATTTGCTTGGCGGCGGCCTCGATGAGGCCTCGGCACATCCGCCGGAGGATTTGCCCCCGCGCGACCACAACAATCCACCGGAGCTCCTCCAGGGCGAGAAGCTCAAGGACTTCATAATCGGCAAGCATGCGCCGATCTTCCGCCGCGCGCTCGACCTCATTGATGCCGAGGCGAGGATTTCAAAGGACGCGAACAACACCCTCCTGTGCAACGACGACGAGACGGAGGGGAAAATGACCGAAATGGTGCGGCAGATCCAATCCGCCCATAAGGCGCTCGACAGCACGCGCATGGCGGAAAAACAGCCTTACGACATGATCGCGGACACGATCCACGGCATGTTCCGCGAAGTCATGGACAAGCTCGTGGACCCGAACTCCACCCGCCAGCGGCCCGGTAACAGGCTCAAGGAGCGGCTGGAACGCGCCTTGACCTCGTACAAATCCCACAAGGAGGTCTTGCAACGCCTCGAAGCCGAGCGGCAGGCCAAACGCGCACGCGCAATCGAACAGATCGTACTCCTGGGGCATTTCTGCATTTCCCTGCCGGCCTTCGTGCAGGCCTACGAGACCCACTTGGAGGCCGAGAACGCGCTCGCGAAGGCCCGGACGAAAAAGGCGAAAGAGGACGCGCAGGCGAAAGCCGATGCCGCCGAGGCCGCGAACAAGGCCGCGCAGACGGCGGCGGCCGAGCAGGCGAAGCAGGCGGAGGCCGTGACGAAGGACCGCGAGACCGCAGACCGCCGGACGATGACTTCCGCGGCCAATCTCACGCGCTCGCGGTCGCAAAGCGCGGTTTCGAGCCTGCGGCAGTTCGTGGATTTCAAGGATGTGAACCGCGAAACCGTCGACCTCGAACGCCTGCGCCAGCATTTGCCGTCCGACGCGATCGAGCAGGCGATCCGCGGCTTCCAGAGGGCCAACGCGGACCTCGTTAAGGATGAAATCAACAACAAGCGCCAGCCGCTGCGCGGCGTGACATTCTTCATCAACGAAGGGACAACGGTGCGATGACAAAGGAAATCACCGATGCGGTCGTGCGTGTTACGCGCAGCTATCAGGCGGAAATCGTCCAGTATGTCGATGTTCACGTCACGACGAATCGCGAGCGAACGCCGTATTTGCTTGAGAAAGTCGCGAAAGATTTGGTCCAGGCGCAGATAGCCGCTGGCCAGGACATCGACTGGATCGAGACGAGCGAAGAGCCGGTCTTATATCCTAGTCCTTCGTTCGAGGCCTCCGTATTGGAGCCCGAAAATACGACGCAGCATCGAGAAGGAAAAACCCATGACTGACGATGACTATAGAAGCCGCCTCGAACAGGCTTATGACGTGGACGATGCCCCGCCGCTCGTGCCGACCGACGCCGCGCGCCAAATGATTATCTCCGATGAACGCCCGCGCGGCGCCATCATCGTGGACGTGCCGCGCAAGGAAGCCATGGTGTTCGCCCGCATTCGGGCGGTCGCGAGTGCGGCGGGCGATGATTTCTTTTACCGCTGGCCGGTGAAGAAATTCGACAAGAAGACGAACCGTGAGGAGATCGACTGGGTCGAGGGCCCGAGCGTGAAGCTCACGAATGCCGTCGCGCGCATGTACGGGAATTGCGGGATCAAGACCCGCGTGATCGACGAAGGCAAGCACTGGATGATCTACGTCCAGTTCACGGATTTCGAGACCGGCTACACGATGGAGCGGCCGTTCCAGCAGCGCAAAGCCCAGAATGTCGGCAAGAAGATGGACGCGGACCGCGCGACGGATCTCGTCTTCCAGATCGGAGTTTCGAAGGCGACCCGCAACGTGGTCGCGAATGCCCTGTCGGACTTCGTAAACTATGCCTTTCTGGAGGCGAAAGACGGGATTGCGAAGCGCATCACGGACAAGCCGGAAATCTACCGCGCGCGTATTCGCGAGCGGTTGAGCGAGCTCAAGGTCGAGGTCTCGCGGGTCGAGGCCCACGTGGGGCGTCCGATTGAGAAATGGCTCGTCCCCGACATGGCGAAGGTCGTGGCGGAAATCCAGACGATCAACGACGGGATGGCGGACATCGACGATCTATGGCCGGGCGAACCCATCGCGGTGCCGGAGGAGCGCGGGGAACGCGAGCCAGCTCATGGTCAACTGGATTCCCAAGAAGAGGGTTTGAAGTCGACGGAATCCTCGCTTGGGCACACGGGCCCGGCAGCGAAAGACACGGGCGAGGCCGTGAACCTCGCGAAGGACGCGAGCGAAGCGCCGCCGCGGGAAACCGTGGCGTCGAAGGCTACGGCCGAGCCCACGCAGGCGGAAGACGGGAGGGATGCCGCCACGCGGGAGTCCAACGGACCCGCGCTCACGCCCGCGGAGGAGGCCCAGGCGATCATCGAGCGGCTCGATGCCGCGATTACCGACGGGGCTTACAACGGCCTGGACGAGCTCAACGAAGCCAAGGCCGTGACACTCGAACAGCTGGGCGATCTCGGTCTTGGCCCCGACGAAGTTGATGTCTACCGGGGCCAGCTCGCGGCGCTGATCCTCGGCGCCCGCCGGCAGGTAGAGCGTAACGCCAACAAGAAAAAGGGGCGGTGATGCACGTCTTTGAAGCCACGGGGCTTGAGAACGCATCAGCAGACCTAATTGAACGGGCGGCTGAACCGGGCCTCGATGAAGCTGAGAGAGCTTATCGCGTGGCGATGCGCGATACCTTCAATTGTTTTGTCCGCGGGCATCAGAATGACAACCCCGTTGAGGCGGCCGCGTCTTTGATGGGTATCTTGTCCGCCGTTGGGTCGATTTGCGTGAATGGCCCACCAGGCGGCGAAGAGGCGATAATCAGCGTGCTTCGAGACTATATCGCGGTCGCGCGATCACTGAGGAGGGGCGCCGCATGATTCCCCGCTTTCCCCTCCAATGGCCCGAGGGCTGGCCCCGCTCGCGGTCGCGCAAGCGGGCGCTGTTTTCCACCAAACGGAACTCGACGCCCAATTGGGAACAGGGCGGCTTTCGTTCGGCCAAATCGGTGTCAATGGCGGACGCGACGGAACGCACGATAGCGGAGCTGCGCCGGATGAACGTCCGGGCAGACGACGTCGTGATCTCCACGAACGTCGTGCTGCGCCGCGATGGCTTTCCGCGGTCCGGCCAGGGCGAACCGCAAGATCCCGGCGTGGCCGTGTACTGGCGCACGCGCAATGGCGAGATGAAGGTCATGGCGATCGACATCTATGACCGCGTGGCGGACAACCTCGCAGCCGTTGCAGCCACGATGGACGCCATGCGGGCGATCGAGCGGCATGGCGGCGCGCAGATCCTCGAACGCGCATTCACGGGCTTCAATGCCTTACCGCCGCCGAAATCGTGGAGGGAAATCCTAGGGTTAAATGAAGCATGTTCGTTGGGAAAAGCCCGGCGAGCTTATTATTCTCTCATGCAGGCAAACCACCCGGACAATGGGGGCGACCACGAACGCGCTGTGGAGCTCAATCTCGCCTACCAGAGGGCGCGAGAAGAACTCGGCGGATAAGACAATGCCGTTCGATTTCGACGATCCATATGTGGAAATCGCCTGCGAGATCAGGGGCACATCCCCTAAGGCCGTGAAGGTGGAACTCACAGTGACGAAAACCACCCACTGGATTCCGCGTTCATGCCTGCATGGTGGCCAGGAGCGGCGCATTGAAGAGTCGGTGGGCGAGGCGCTCGAACTTAAAGTCCGCCGATGGTTTGCCGAGAAGGAGTCCCTTCTGTGAAACCACCGAAAGAATTCCAGCTCGGACTGCCGCCAAAGCTGCGGCCGGAAGTGGCCCGGCACTTCGCCGGGCCGGACGAGCGCTTTTCGATGAAACCCTTCGAAGCGATGGATGGCCTCTTCGATGTTGGGCCCGGCTTTCCGAAAAAACGTGTCGGCATTCCAGGGGTAATCGACGCGGCGGTCAATGACGATACCGCTACACAAATCTTGAACATCCTCTCTAATCCCGCTTCCCCGCAGGCGCGCGCGGCAGCCGGGCAAATCGACCTGCCGGAAAGTCTCCGAGATTCCAGAATCCGCCGCACCGTGACGCTCATAACAGGCCAGATGGAACAGTTTCCCCACCGTCGTCGAAAGGCGCTCCTCCGCGAGCTCGACACTGGAATTCTAGAAAGAGTCGACGAAGAAATGCTCGATCTCAAGGAGCAGCACAACACAAAGTTCTGGACGAGCGTTGAAGAATACGAGGCCGCAACGGGGCGAAAGGCGCGCGTCATGCGCCGTCTCGATCCCGACAAGACACTGTCGGAACAAAACGTCAAATCCGGCTCGAAGCTTATGGTGGCGAAGGCGAAAAGAGAGTGGGTGAAAGACAAACGCAGCGCCGCCGAGCTCGCGATGCAGGGGGCCGCTTTGATAATGATCGAGGCGCTGGAGAAGCACCCGCGCCTCATGGCGGCGGAGGGGTCGCTCTACCACAAGCTCCAGGAGGCGGAAGCCGAAGGGGGGATCATTAATCCGTTTTGCGATGACGGACTCTTCCTCAATGTGGCGGGAGCAGCCCCGACGCTCCACGGTGCCCCCATTACGATGGTGGTGGGCCACGATTGGGCCCGAGTATTCGACAAAGCCGACGAGATCGGCGCTGAGTGGCGCCTGCCGGGCGACCTGAGCGCATTCGAATTCCAAGTAATGGCGCAGGACCGTGGCGTCGGCACGACCCGCGCGATCGCGATTTGGTGTGCGGAAAACGGACTGCCGCTTGATTGTTCGATTTACATCCGGGCAGGCCGCGTCTGGGTGCAGGCCTTCGCGGGCCGATTCGAGAATGGAAAGCTCGTTCCCGACCGGGAATTCTTCTTCGGCGATACCGCTATGCCGAACTTCGCCCTCCTTCTCGAACGCCAGACGCGCGCAATCTGCATCATGCTGGATGCCGAAGTTGCCGTCATGGAGGTCGTCCGCGCGCCCCACAAGCTCAATCACGAACGCGCGAAGAGAGGCAAGCCAGCGCTGCTCGATTATCACGTCGTAAACCTCACGCACCGCACGCGCGTTGCCCCACGCTTGCCCGACGGAGAGGCGCACGAGCCGAGGTTCCACAAGCGCCTCCATTGGGTGCGAGGCCATTGGCGCCGATACGAAGGCGACTTCAAAACCTGGATCAAATGGCACCTTCGGGGAAACCCCGACCTCGGTTTCATCGACAAGGAATATAAGCTTTGAGCCTGATCGTTTCCGTTGTGCCGGATTCCCCCGGTCCGCCCTTCGAGACGGAGCTGGTAATCATCTGCGACGGTCCCCGTGCGGGTTCGATCGACGATCATGCGCCGTGCCTCGTCCAGCGCGGCGATGAAATCCAACCGCTGTTCGACAGGGCGCACGCGCTTGGGTGGAAACGCCTCTTTACGGGAAATACCCAATGCCCCGCATGTTCCAAGCCATGAAGGGACGCCGGCGGTCGCCCGATGGGTGCGGTGCGTGGGTGGGCGAGATGGTTCCCGTTGGGGATATTCGCCGCGCAGTCGAAGCCGTCATGGGTCTGCCGACGGGTTCCATCATGGGACCGGCGCGCAAGCGCGAGATCGCGTGGGCGCGCCAGCTCATTTGTCTCCTAGCCGTGGAGCTCAATGCGCTTCCCTTGACGGCCATCGGGCGGGCACTTGCCCTCGACCACACGACCGTCCTCTACGGCGCGGAGCGTGCGCGGGAGCGTGTTGCCGCCGATGCCATGTGGGGAAAGCTCTACCGGGCAACGAAAGCCGCCTGCTATGCCGGGAGGGCGCGCAAGGAGGGGGAAGTCCCGTCTATCGGTAAAGGCGCTGATCCGCGGCCCGCGCGTAACCGGAAGGCGTCGCGATATGCAGCCGATGCTCGAAGCCGAGACGCGCGAGAACCCATACGATAACGAGGCCGCCAGACGCGGCATCGGCCACGAGGCGCAGCCAGAACCACGACGGCAGCCCGTGGAGAGCGGAGACGCCCAGGAGGTTGAGCCCCAAGAGGGTGTCGCACAGCGCAATCAAAAGCACGGGGATGCGATACACCCAACGCTGGAAGAGGTGGCCGAGCGCCGTGAGGCACAGCGCCATGAGGAGCAGCATCATTCCATCGAGGTGAAGCACGAGGGACATCGCGGGCATCCTTCCATCAGGGGCGCCGGGGCGCGAACCTGTCGATGATCCAACGAAAAATGGCCGCGACGGTTTCCGTCGGAGAGGCCATGAATTGTTCCCCCAGCTTAATAGTTCCCCCCACGACGAAGATAGAGACGAGGCCCAGCGTCAAATCGACAGGCCCGCGCCAGTCGTCCGTCATCCACGAGACCTTCCCGTGCGCGAGGCCCCACAGGGGCTCTGCGAAGAAATACGCGATCATTTCCGAGGTAATGATGGTCGTGAGCACGGTGAAAAGCCCGGCGCCACGACGGAACAAGATCGTGAGAAAGGCGCCGCAGGCCGCAGCCGTGAGGTCGAAAATCCTGTTGGGATCAATCCAAGGCGAGTCCATCAGCCGTCCCCCTCGTGCGGGTTTAAATCACTGGCCGGCAGGCGGTGGTGCGTGCCGGCAGCTATCTAGGGCTTGCTGATCTGCCGCGAGCCGGGCGATGCGCAATCTGCGTCCGGCCTTGAGCAATTTCACTCCTGTAAAGACATCCGGGACCGATGCCAACGCGGAATCCGTGTCCGGGTAGGTCGGCGCGGGGCCAAGCTTCGCCGAGGGGTCGCAATTCACCGGCACGGGAACGTCCACGGTCTTGATCTGGACCGCGGGTTCCTGCGGCACGCTCGGGCCACTCGCGCAGCCGCAAAGCGCGATCGCGGCGATGCAAAGGAGAGCAATCCTCTTCATGGGTCGCTCGCTCGGAGAAGGCCAAGGGCCGCCTGGCAAATATCGCCCTTCGGCTGGAGGGCGAGAATCTTGTCCGCCGCCGTCCGGGCTGTCGCGGCGTCTTTCCCAAGCCCCGCGAGCGCGGCGTCGATCTGTGCCTGCCGGACCGCGTCCGCCTGCCGCCACGCCGTGAAGCTATCGCTAACCTTGCCGAGCGCGCCGTTGAGGCTCGCCTCGTTTCCCTGGCAGGTCGTGAGCTGCGCGCGCCATCCCGTCTTGGGGTTGTTGATCTGGTCTTGCAACCCGTCGACCTGGCTTTGCAATGCGGACTTTTCCCATCGCAGCACGAGGCCGTCGACCGTGCCGCCGATCAGCGTCACGAAGAGAGCCGCGAGCAAGAGCCCGGCCCCGAGAGGGGATTTGAGAAAGAGCCAGATGGCCGCCATGGCCTACAGCCCGAAGGTGAAGCCCAGAAGCTTCGTTGCGAACGAAGCCGCGACGCCCACGCCCACGCCAACCCAGAAACCCGTTAGGGGATGGGCGGCGATGAATTTGCGGAACGCACCCCACTCGCTGTCGAATTTTGCCTTCAAATCGCTGCCGTTCATCACACTACCTCCAGGAGGGTTTCGCCGCTCGCGCGAAGACGTGAGCGGATGTCGCGGGAAGCGATGATACACCCGTCGGATGCCGTGTGGTCCATCGCGGAATTGTCCCCATGAATGAGAAAGCCCGAACGTCCATGGGCATCGTGTCCGACGGGTGAGAGGCGCGCGACGGTCGGACCCTTGGGGCCGTAATTGTCGTACCACGCCGCGATCTGCCATTGCCCGCGCGGGATCGGACCCACACCGTGGACGGCTTCTTCTGCCGGATTGTTGAAGCCGATTCCGTGACCGCTGTAACCGGCCCCGATAGATTGGCCGTCCAACGTGATGTCGCCGTCGCTCTGCCGGTAGCCGATCATGTCGCGCAAGATGAGGCCGGCAGCCCGCACCGTCAAGGATAGTTGCCCCAGATGCGCGTTTGGCTCGTGCGCGAATACGGGATGACGGGCTGGCTGAACGCCGCGTTGACGTAGAGCGCGGCCCATGCGGTGAACGTCGCGGGCGTGTCGTTGAGGCGCAAGGGATGGCCGGCCGTTCCCGCATTCGTCACCTGGGCGTGGAGGATGAGGGCGCCGGTTGAATCGTTGTAGCACTGGTCGCCGCTCACGATGCCAGCGAGATTGTTGTTCGTCGAACTCGTGAGCGTGCCCGCGATCGTGTCGATCGTGTAGAGCGTGTGGGTGAAGGCCGAGCCGAGCAAATGGCAAAACACCCCGTGGCGGATGCTGCTGTATTTCATCATCGAGCCCGACCCGCTCGGAATGACGAGTTTCCACAAAAGCTGTCCCGTCACGGCGCTGATCTTGACGACGTAATTGGAATTCGTGCCGTCCGTCGTGATGTTCGCGAGGATGTTTCCATCCGTCTGATCCAGCACGGCGCCCGTGCAGCCCAAGGTCGTCGCCGTGGGGTCGATGTCCGTCGGCATGATCTTGCTGCCGATGGGCGCGCCCGCGATTGAGCCGTTGGGTGTCGGCCAGTCCGTCGGATTCCAGCTCTGCGCGTCGATGCCGATCGTGACCTGATAGATCCCGAGCTGGTACGGGCCCCCGATGAGGCCCGGCGAGCCAATGACATAGCCGGTTGCTTCCGCGACGGAGGATGGGCCGGCCACGCACGTCACTTCGGCTTCGTCCAGAGTCATGAGGAAGCCGGCGAATTGCAACACGGGATTGATCGACACGACGGCGACGTTCTGGGAGAAGGCCGACCGATACACGCCGGCGAGCATGAAGCTTTGTAGGCCGATGCCTTCCCCGGTCCACAGCGGCACGGGATCGCTGATGACGCCCACGCAGTTCGGATAGTCGGGCCCGAGCCCCGTCTGCGTGCCCCAATCGGCGATGAAGGCCAGGGTCGAGGCGTCGATCGTGACGACGCCGTTGGAGTTGAACGGAAGCGCCTTTGCGATCGCGATCGCGCCCGTAATGTCGGACTGGAACGGGGGGTAACCCGCATTTGCGTCATAGCTCGACAGAGGCTCGGAAAGCTCCTCGACGCCGCTCGTGATGCCGAAGCGCGTGAGGACGTCCGACGTGGCACCGCCGGGGAATATCCACCCGCGGCTGAAATCCACCGGTGCCTCAAAGGTATTGATCCCGCTTTCCACCGGGATGAAAGCCTGGATGGCGGGAACGAAGGTCACGAGGCGAAATTCCTGGTAGCGACGAGACTGAGGGTGAAGCGCGTCACGCTGTCGATGGAATCGATGTTGAAGCGCATGGCCGTGCCTGCGGGGATGTCCGTCGCCCAGCCCGTCAAGGTGGTGTCGATCGAGCTCTGCGCATTGGACAATGTCGGCGGCGCGCCCGCGACGATTGAATCCGTCGGGCTCGGCGGCGTGTTGACGACGAAGGGCGCAGCCCACACGTCGATTACGATTGAGCCCGCCTGGGTCGACTGGATGACGGCCTGCGTGATCGTGCAATCGAACGGCACATAGAGATCGCCGCAAATCCCCACCGCGGGCACGCCGCCATTCCCGTCGACGGTCAATTCCAAAATAACCGTCGTGGCCTGCTCGGCTTCCGCCAAGATGAAGGGTGAAACGGGATTCTGCGTCCAGATTTCCGTGTCGTACTGATCCGTCAACATCACCATGTATTCGGTGGAAAGCAGGAAGATCGGCGGGAAGACGCCGCCGGCATCGGCCACGACGGGATTGGTGTTCGGGATGGAAAGCGCGGCATCGGCGAAGGTGTCGAGCGGGGTAGATGTGCCCTCGCTCGTCGAGCTTCCGACATAGAAATAAAGCTTGGCATTCGGCAGCGGCGCACCCGTGACGGATGGCGCGTAGGCAAGCGGCATCGTGAAACGCGACCAAGGGGTGGCGGTCATGGAGGAGCTCCTGTCGTGCGTTGATATTCTTCGCGCTCTTCCGGTGTAGCACGAAGGAGGAGCTTGTTTACCGCCCGCGGGTTCGCGCGCAGCCTGGGATCGCTCCACACCTTGAGATACCAGCGTGCGAGGCCCGGTGCCGCGCCCGCCGCCACGAGATCGCGCATTGCGCCCGCGCGGTCACCGCCGTCGAATTTCGTGTGGATGTCCGGGAGCGCTTCCTGGAGGCGTGCCTGCTGGCGCTCCTTGAGATTGTAATACGCGCCGACCGCCGGACCGCCGGGCGCACCTTTGGAGAACGTCACGCCCGCAAGCGGACCCGCGGTCTTGTACATGTCGATCACCTTGCCCTTTCCCTCCATCAGCTGCGCGGCGGATTTGAGGGAATCGAGCGGCACTTGGGAGCCGAGATAAAGCTGCGCGATATTGCCCAGTGCCTGGAGGGTCGAGCCCTTGGGGTCGTAGACCTTGTGGCCGAAGCCTGCATCGTTCGCGATCGTCTCATAGGTCGGGCGCGCGAGCGTGCCGAGTTTGCTTTTGAAGGTTTGCAGCGGCGACGTAATCCAGTTCGTGAATTCCTCGCCGATCTTGCCCGTCGGCACGCGGGCATAAATGGCCGTGCCGTCCTTGTCGTACCCGACGAGCACGCGGTTTTCCCGGCCGGGTTCGTTTTCGTTCGTAGCCGACAACGCCTGGAGGTCCGCGAACGGGTTGAGGAGTTCAAGCGGGCTGTCGTTCGTCTTCTGCATGAGGGCATTCATGCGGTCGACATAGCCCTTCTGGACGGTGCTGAGATCCTGGCGCCCCGCGAGATACGCGACGGCAGAGGCCAGGAGGGAATTCGTCGCATAAAACATCGCGATGTCGGTCAGCAAGATCACGGTGGATTTTCGCCTGGCATAGCTTTTCACCTTGTTGAGCTCTGCCGTGCCGGCATCGCGCTCGATCTGCGCCTGGACATCGCGCGGCAGCCCGGTGAAGACGTCCTTCATTGCGCCCAAATTGCCCAGCGTGTAGCTGCGGGAAAACAGCATGAGATTGGCGATCTTGCGGGAAAAACCCGACATTGCTTCGACCGGGAGCGCGCCAGCGTAGCGGTTTGCGAGATGGGCGGCTTCGTATTGGGCGGAGGACGGCGCGAAGCCCTTGCGGATCATTTGGTCCCGCAGCCCCGTGTAGAGCCCCATTTGGAGGTCGCCGACGCGGTCCCAGAGGAGGGTGTTGTGCCAAACGTCCCCCATCGCGTCGATCGCGCGATAGACGGCTTCCTTGGCTTTCGGATTGAACAAACCCGGGACGGCGCCGAGGATCTTCGCCGTCCACGAGCGGCCGGCCTTGACCGAGTCCGCATCCGCGATGCCCGTGATGTCTTGCATCCCGCCCGCGCGGCTGCCGATCGGCACGAGCCCGTGGCGGATCGCCTCCGTCATGGTCGCGGGATCGTTTTTCGCCCGGTTGCCTTCGAAATACACCCTCAGCGTCGCGACCTTGCCAGGCATGGCGGGGAACGCGCGGCCCCATTCGACGGCATTGTGGATGAGCGGCGAATACATGATCGTCGTCATCGCTTTGCCCTTGAGGGCCATGAGGGCGTTGTAGACCTTGGAATTCGGCTCCGTCAGGACCGACCGCAGCGGACCTTCGAAATCCGAGCGGACGTAAATCGGAACCTTTTCGAACACAGGCTCGCCGTTTTGGTCTGTCGCAGCGACGTATTTGCCCGTCAGTTCGTCCTTGATGAACTTCGGGCGCCATGTCTTGAAGGCCGGATTATCGAGCGTGAACCAGCCGGGCGTATCGGGATGGTGGCCCTCCACAACAGTGTCCTCACCCGTGCGGCGCCCGATCTCCTTGATCTGGTTGATGAGGGCGCGGCCCGCCACGGCCTCGCGCAACCGCATGGTCGCGAGCGGGAGCGTGCGCAAATCCCTCACGACTTCGGCGTTGGTCTCGAACTTCTTCGACGCCGCGCCTTCGGTCTCGCCCGTCGTGAGGTATTTCCTGTGCAACATCTGGGGCGTTGAGGTGCGCACATTCCGCCCCATGCCGGGGATCGAGCGCGCGCCGTCCGTCGAGGAGCCGAGCCGCTTTGCCGAGCCTTCCGCCATGTCGACCATCATGCGGGGGACGTAGGACGGCAAGCCCTCTCCCTGCACCATGCCTTGCGCCTTCGCGGCCTCCCATACGGCTTGCGCATCTGCTTGCTGTTCCATCACGGCATTGCGCTCGCGTGGTGTAAGGCGCGATAGGCCGACATTTTCCGTTGGTTTGCCCTGCTGGCGCGCGACGGACTCCTCGTCCGCCGCTTCCCACATGCGCTTGAGCTCGAAGGGTGCGAAGTCCTTTTTCAGCCCTTCCATCATGCGATTGCCGTGGTAGCGCGCGAGCCGCATGAGGTTGGCGAAATCCTTCGCGGCCGCACGGGATTCCATGCCGCCTTCCGCCATCGGCGCGACGAGCATCTGGACGTCGTGCACGAGGTCCATGACTTTTGCCGCACCCTCTTTCACCCGGCTTCCGAAATCCCGGATGTCGGTCTCGTCCTGCGCGCGTTCGAGCTTGGTCGAGCGGCCGTTGGGAAGCGCCACGGCGCGCCGCCCGACTTCCCCGGCCTCGATGCGATGGAAGATGTCTTCCGCCGTTGCGCTCGACCCGAAAGATTTCCGCAGGAAATCCCCCACGCGCCCGAGCAGGCGGGAAATCTTGTCGAAGATCGGCCGGACGATGTGCGGGACCGCGCTCGATGCCCGGCGCCATTGCCCGAATTGCTCCGCGATCGCTTCCTCGATTTGGCCTTCTGGGTGAAGGTCCGCGTAGCGCCTCGTGATGCCGTGGCGGCCGAGCCAGTTCCCCGTCTGGGCTGCGCGTTCGAGCGTCGACCATTCGCCGGGAGTGAGGAAGCCCTCGGCTTTGAGCCAATGAATAGCCTCGTGGCGCATCGTGCCGACGGGATCGCGGGAGGAGAGCGACCACGCGATGAGGCGCCGTGAGCCGTTCATCGCCGTCGCGCCCGCGACCCGCGTGCCTTTGTCCAAAATGGACCGCTGGGTGCCGGGCTCGACCTGCCGGAGCTCGTGGGCCGCGACCGTCGTCGCGCGCGGGACGATCTCGCGCGCGATCTCGGCCACGCGATCGAGCACCTTCTGTTCCGCCGCACTTGGTTTCGCGGGCAAGCGGCCAATGATGTCGTCCGCGACCTTCGACATGCCGGCGGCGTTGGGCTTCGTCGCACGCCCGAACGGCTTCGCTTCCTTGCGGAAAAGCGGCTGCCCCTCCATCACGGATTTTTTCATTTCCGGCGTGATGTCGACCGAATGAGTCGGGGTGGCTGATTTCTTTGCCTCTTCGCGCGCAAATGCCTCTGCGGCCTCTTTGGTATCGAAGAGATGAGTCCGCATCTCGCTAGTGAGAATCGGCAGACCGTGCGGCTGGAGAACCTCATACTTTCCATTGATGTGTGGACGCGAGCGTTGAACGGTGAATTTTGGGACGATCTCCCCACGCCCTGCTTTCCCGCCCCATTTCTTCGCGTATTTCGACAGGAATTGCGGGAGGATCTTGTCGTAAAAGCCCTTCATCCCCTCGCCGCCGACCTTGAGGTCGGCCTTTGGAAGATCGCGAACGCGGTGGCCCAAGCCACTTTCCCGTCCCGCCTTGGGCGTCACCTTGAGAATTTTGTCCGCCGCATCCTTGCCGATGAGATTTACGAGCTCTTCCGGGCTGTTGACGTGACGGTCGATCACCTGCTGGCCCTGATGGTCATAGGCGATCACGCGGCCGGACGTGAATTCACCTTCCATCGACGGTTTGCCCACGCCCCCCGTTTCGTTGTCGCGCAGCTCGATGTGGTCGATGTGCTTCGAGAGATCGTAGCGCGCGGCCTGGGTTTCGCCCGTGTCCCAAGTGAGCTTGTCGTAGCCGTGCTCGGCCGCGTAACGCAGCATCCGCTTCATCGCGAGCTCGTGCCACGAGGTTTTTAAGGGGGCGTTCGGGACTTGGTACCGGTGTCTGCGCACCACGTCTTCGTTGTAGGGGTCGATTTTGGCCTCATTGATGTACCGCGCGAGGTAGCGGCGCGCCTCGGCCTCGTCGGCAACGATGCCTTTCCCCACCTTTGCGGTGAACTTTCCGTCCGGTGCGGTGCCCTTCCAGTCGTGGCTTCCCTCCTCAATCGTTAGATCCTTGGGCGAGACGCGGGGCATTTGGACCGGCCTGCCCTCCTGGTAGCCACGGCGCCGTCCCTGTTGGTGCCAATCACTCTGCACCTCCGCCATGTGGAGGATCTTCTCGCCGTTCGGTCCCGTGCGGTCGTCGAAACGCACATGGGCGAGAATGTTGGGCTCGTCCCAATGGCCGGAACGATAGGTGGGCGACTCCCCGTGGAGCATGCGCAAACGCGGCTGTGCATTTGCGAGCGCGCCGCCGCGAGTCGGTGCCCACGCTTCCTCCCCCATCGGTCCAAAGACGCCCCAGCCATTCTGGAAGGGCTTGACGGTGTAGCCCTCGGGCAATTCCCGCGCGCGCTCGGGTAGCGTGAGGAGGAGTTCACGGTAATTCCTGCCTCCCGGCAGCGTGTATTCGCCGTATTTGGCGTCTTTGGCTTTCAGCCATGGGTTGGGTTGCTGGAAGAGCTCGTCTTGCAGCTTGTCCATTTCGTCATGCTCGGCCTTCGATAGACCTTCTTGGCCTTGATCCTTATCGCTGAGTTCCTGAAAGCGGTCGCGTTTCTCCGCAATCGCAGGCGGCTCGTGCGGTGCACCCTGTTCGACTTCCTGGACTTGGACTTCGTGATCGCGCAGGAAATCCGCCACTCGCTCTTTCGTCACTGTTCCCGGCTGCTCGCGCAGCCAGTCGCGCACGCCGGACCAGTCGATCTCTTCGCCCTTCACACCTTTGTTTTTCAGGTTCTCGATCGCGCCCAGCCAATCTTTCGCCGGCGCGCGCTTGAGGTTCAGGCCTTCGACCCCGCGCGTGAGGGCGGAGAAAAACGCTGGCTTTTCCTCTTCACGCTGGAGCAGCGTTTGGTTTAGTGGCGGATTGGCGCCTTCGGCGGATTGAGCGCGACCTGTCTCATCGCCTGTGCTTCTTCCAGGCGCTGGCGCTTCAAGGCCGGGTCCGGCTCCTGCTCCGCCGCCTTCTCGAATGTCCGCGCCAGCAAAAAGCGATGGGCCCGCTGCGCCATTGTCCCTTTGACCGCCACCCTGGCGCTCCTTCGCGATGCCGAGAATATCCGTCGGCCCGGTTGGTTCGAGCCCCAGGAGGTTGCCACTCGCCCGCGCCTTGCGGGCCTCCTGGGCGTAAAACCGCAGGGCCGTCGCGAGCTTCTCGCGTCCGACGGGATTCGTCCAGTCCCGCGTGTTGCGGAACATGAGGCGCAACCACGCCTCCGTGTCGGGGTCGAGCGCCTCGCCTGTAAACATATCCTTCTGCCCGACGTATTCCGCGACATTGCGGCCTTCCGCGCGGGCCTGGTCGACGAGCCGGACGGCGGCGAGGAGTTTGTCCGTCTGGTCGAGATTGGGCGGAATGTCGCCGTTTCGGGCCAGCGCGCGCATTTGCGACCAGTCGCCCGCGACATCTGTCAGCGCGCCCCCGATTGCCTTGATGTTCGTGTCGGGGCTTTCCACTACGGCGGAGACGAGATCCGGCGCATCGTAAGCCTTGGCAAGGAGGGCGCCGTTCAGCCGCCGGACGGCTTCCTGTGACAAACGCCCTTCGCGGTCGATCATCGTCGCTTGTTCGCCAGGGCTCACGGCATTGCGGAAGAAAGCCTGGACGAAGGGCCGGTTCGCCGCCGCATCGACATCGCCGCCGCGATAGAGATCGAGGGCGGAAGCCGGAATCGCAGCCGCGTCCGTGGTCGCGCGCTCGGTCGCGCTATAGCCGAGCTGGCCGGAGTTGTTCGCCTCGCGGACGAAGGCCTGCCGGTCCTCCGGCGTCATCGTGCCTTCACGCACGCGCACGAGCATGGGGGCGTCCATGTTTTCCACGGGATAGCCCTGCTGGGCGAGATGCGCGCGATACGCTTGCGCCCCCGGCAATCCTTCGGAATAGGCACGTTGGATCGCCAGCGTGCGGCCATTGCCGGATTCCACCGTGCCGTCGGGCGCAATGATCGGCGCGCCATCGCTTGCCACGGGGGAACGGTCGAGGAGACGGGGGTTGAGGTTCTGCGCGATCGAGGAAATCTGGGCCTGCGATGCCGCCCGCGTGCGATCGCGCGGCTGGAGCTCCTGCGGATAAGCGGGGTTTGGCGCACCTTCTTGCGTCTGGCTCGGAACGAGCTGGCGCGCGTCCACGACCGCATACTCGACGGGCACTTCTCGGCCCGTGGCCGTGAGCGCGACATCTTTTGCCACCGGCCGCGAGGCGATGGGGGGGAGCTCTGTCGTGGGGGCCGGAGCCTTCGCGGCGGCGGCTTGCGCGCCCTCGCTCTCCAGCCGGGCGACTTCGAGCTCGTGCTCGCCCGCAATCGCGGCGGGCGTCGTGCGGAAGGAAGGTGGGACCTCGGGGTTCGGCGTGGGAACAAGTGCCTCGGGCGCAACGGCCCACGGATCGACCTTCGGCGCCACACCGGGGCTCGTGAGCCCAATCGAGGCCGCGAGGTCCGGGTGGGGCGTGGGTTGAGGCGCGGCGGCGGCTGGCGCCTCTGTAGAGGCCGCGCTGGGCTCCTGACGGGCTTCCACCGGTGCCGTTTGAGCGCGCAATCCCGATATGGCCTTTTCCAGTCCCGCGTGGCCACCGCCGAGGAGCGCGCCTTGGAGCGTGCCCGTAATGCCCGCATCCTTGAGGCGCTGCCACGCCTCGCTCAAGGTCATGTTCGGATTGACGAGGCCGCGGTCGTAGCCGAGCTGGAGAGCCTCGGTCATCACCGACACGGCGCCGAATGTGCCCGCACTCTGGAGGGTCTTTCCGAGGAAAGTCTGGCCGGGCTTCATCAGGACGCCGAGCGGCAGGGAGCCGAGCGCGCCATTGACCGTGCCGGTGAAGAGAGAATCGAGACGCGCTTGATCGGGCGTGCGTCCAGAAGCGCGCGCGGCGCCATACGATTCGCCAGCGGCTTGGCCACCCATCATGGCTGCGCCAACGAGCGGATTGCGCGTCACGGCCGTGGCGGCGAGAAGCGGCACCATGTCGATCGTGCCCGCCAGAACCTTCGATGCCACGTCCTTCACGGAGCCGTCGTTCAGCTGCGGGGAGTTCTCCTTGATCTGTTGGGCAGCCGTCGCGTAGACGCCCGCAGCCCATTGGGAAACTTTCGCGCGGTCGGCCGCATCCTGCTTCGTCTCGGGCGCGGGCGGCGTGAAGGTGTCCATCATCGCGGCACCACGCGGCATCAAGCTGGGGTTCGTCTCCGCCATTCCCTGAAAGAGACCCGCGATCATCTGCTTCATGCGCGCGGGCGTGTTCTCTACCTGTTTCGAGAGGACGTCCGCCCAGCTGGATTCGGCTGGTTGTACGGGAGCGGGTTTCTGTTGCACCGGCGCGGCGGCCTGTTGCGCCGGCGCCCACGGGTCCGATTCCGAACCTTGCACGCCCCACGGATCGGCTGGCGCGGGGCCGACATTGCCCTTCGGGCGCCAGCCCCAATGGATGTGGTCGCCTTCGTTGAGGAATTCACTGACGGGATAGCCTTGCGCGGTGAGCTGCGCCTTCACTTGATCGGCCGTCATTCCCTTCGGAAGCACGAAATCCATCGCCTGGCCGCCGACGTGCATGGAATCCGGGACGCCACCCACGGCGGCATTGTGTTCCGCCGTCCGGGCTTCCGAGGTTACGACGGAGCCTGGCGCAATGCCCTGGATAGCTTCGTTTGCTTGCTGCTCGCTCGGCAGCCAGCCGTCAACTGGCGCAGAGGGTGCGGTATCGCTCGCGACGCCCCACGGATCAGTTCCCGCCCCGGACATTACTGCACCGCGACGGCTTTACCGTTCTTCCAAACATAAGAGTGGCCGTTATTGAAGCGCACGGGCTTGCCGTTCGCGGCCTTCACGGCCTGCATGGCACGGGCGGGAAGCTGGGAAGGCGCGGGGCTGGCCGCAGGCGCGGGTGCCTGTGCGGATTGCATGGAGTTGTAGATTTCCTCCGTGCGGTTCTTCACCCACGTTTGCGGGTCCGCGATGTTCATCCCCTCGGGCGTCAAAGCGAGATTCGCGAGCTCGCGCGAAGCGGCGTTCTGCGCGCCGAGACGCATCTGCGCGGGATCCATGTTGCGCTTGCCGTTGGCAAATTCGAGCGCGCCGGAATCATCGTTCGGATGCACGGCCAGCCATGCTTGCTGCTTGGCGAGGAAGTTCGACGTTGAAGCGCTCGGCTTCGGGCCCACGGGGAATTGTCCCAGCGTGTCGGGACCACCGTGGACGTCGTGATAGACGGGCTGCTTCGTGTTCGGGTCGATGCCAATGTATTGCTGGTTCGGCTCGTACATGGGCGGCGGCGCCGCGGGGTTCATACCAGTGGACGAAATCGCGAGCCGGCGCGCGATCGCATCCCTGTAAGGCGCGATGGATTGCACGGCCTTGTACGCAGCCGCGTAGTTCATGGGATTCCATTCCGTGCTCGGCAGGAGGGTTTCCACCGGGATGCCGGCCTGGCGCAGCTGGTCGAGCTCGTCGTTCCACGATTGCTCGTCCTTGATGTTGTTAAAGCCCGAGATCGCGCGGTTCATGTTCACGATCCCTTTCTGCATCACATCCGGCGACATCTGCGCGACCGCGCGATCGACCGCCATGGGATCGGTCGCGGGAGAGCCCCCGGCCGCAGCGCCGGCGCCGCGCTGGCTGCCCTGCGTCTGGGTGCCGAAGGTGCCGACGACCTTTTCAGCAAGGTCCGGGCGGTAATGACCGATGTATTGGCGCGCGTTCGGCGAGCCCGCAGCCGCGGCCTTCTGCATCGCGTCGTCCCAGATTTGCGGGGCGTCCGCGGGATCGGCCATTTGCGCCGCACGCGCGGCCTGCGCGACGAGCTGATTTGCATAGTCGATGTTGCCGAGTGCGCTTTTCTGCTGTGCCGCCTGGACGTCGAGCGGCGCAAGCGCGCTTTCCTTCTGGAGTTCTGCCTGTCTGGCAGCCAGCGCATCGGGGCGCAGCGCCATTTGATCCTGATAGTTCATCGCATCGCGCGAGACGTTCAGGTAATTCGGCTGCTGAATCGTGAAGTCCGGGATTGCTCCGGCCATTGCTTACCCCCCTGGCATCGGAGGCGGGGGGGGACCGGCCGCGCCCGTGTCGTCCCCCACCATGGGAGGAGCAGGGGGGAACGCGGGCGTGCCCGCATCCGCGCCGGGCGAGAACGCCGCACCACCGGGCTGGGCCGGATAGGCGGATTTGCCGATCACGGACATCTTGCGTGCGTGAAGACGCGGCTTCGACAACGGCGCCTTTTTCATTCTCTTGCCTGACATTTACGCGGCCTCCTTGAAAGGCGGGAGCCGGGAGACGCCCGCGTAATTGACCTTCCGATAACCCTTGCTGTCGCGGGTGACGAGATGTGGTGCGACACGCTCGACCTCGTCCGCCATCACGCCGATCTGCGGAATGCGCGAGCCGCGATATTCGAAGCTGTAGACGGGCAACCCGGAATCGAGTTTGCCGACGCGCCGCACGTTCTTCTTGAGGCGACGGTCCGAATATTGCCCGTACACGTCCGGCGTTACCGTCACGGGGGCAAGGGGATCCGCACTGTTGTTCATCTGATAGGCGGAAAGGGCGCTCGAAATGAGGCCGTTCTGGCCCGCGATTGCGTTCGTCGCCCCCATGATGCCGCCCGCCTGGGCATTGCCCGCGTTCTGCATCGAAGCCGCCATGCCGTTCGCGGCCGACGTGCCGGCATTGCCCGTCTGCGCGGCGGCGTTCTCGCCCGTGCTCGCGAGCGAATTCAGCTGGTTGAAATAGGTGCCGAACAGCTGATCCGCCATGCCTTGGTTGTAGTTCATCGAATCCTTGAGCTGGCCGCCGGAGAGCAAAAGCCCGCGCGATGCAGCGCTTCGATCAAGGCCCTGTTGGCCCTGCTGGAGGGCGAACTGATAACCCGGATAGTTCTGCAAGCCCGCAAGCATGTTCTGCGAGGCCTGCGGGCCGCCCATTCCCATCAGGTTGCCAAGGGCCGAGAAGGCGTTCTGGCCGCCTTGCATGAACGGCTGGAGGTCCGAGCGCGTCTGGTTGTACATGTTCATCTGCGCGGCCGTGGCATCGTTCGCGGCGCTCTTGGACGCGCCCGAACTAATCATCGAGCCCCCGATGGAAGCGGCAGCACCCACGCCGGCGGCAATCATCGCTACCATTAGGAGTCTCCTATCCATCGCGCGAAGCGCGTCTCGACCGGCTCGAAACCGAGCATCATCAGGAAGCCTTCGATCTGTTTGTGGTTCTTCGATCCAGCGAACCATGCCTGGACGCCGCGCCGCTTGAGCTCCGCAGCGGTACACTTTCCCAGCATCATCGCCCCGCCGTTCCCGCGATGCGCGGGATCGACATAGAGGATATCCATCGTTGCGGTCAGGGTCTGGCCGTAGTGGAGACCCAACCCGACGAAATGCGGCCAATAGCCCGCGACCTTGCCGTCGACGCGCAAGATCGGCATCACGAGACCGCCGGCCGCTTCTTCTGCCCGATAGACTTCATAACGCGGCGCCAAGGGCATTCTGTCCTTGAAGATCCCGACTTCCTCCCAATGGGCCGGGAAGAGCGGGCGGATCGCCTCAATGACGTCGGAAAATTTCTCGATCCCTGCCGTGATCATGGCATCGTCCTGACGTCGACGAGGAGATGGATACGGTCGTCTTCGGAATTGTTCACGACCTCATGCTCCAGGTGGGCGTTGAACCACCAAATTTCGCCCGTCTGCATCTGCACGATCTCTTCCCCACAGCGGAAATTGCAGCCCGGCAAACCCTGGAGGACAACGTGATAGCGGCCGATGTCCTTCATGTGGACGTAGGCGCCGCCAACGTCCGCATGGGGATAAATGTGGCCGCCGGGCGCGAGCCGCGTGATGAGCGCGCGGCAAAGCTCGTAGGCCTCCAGCCTGTGCATGAGGCTGAGAATGATGGGCTTGGCTTGCGGAAGCGCATGGATCGCGCTGTGCCAAACGCAGCTTTCCGTGTTCGCAATCTCGTCGTTCGTGTCGCCTTCGCGCACTTCCGCATAGCGGAGCCAGATGTCGTCGACTTCGGAATGCGGGGTGTTCGTGAAGGTCGTGCGGAACGCATGAGCGTTCCACAGCTGCTCGTTGCGCCGCAGCGCGTGCGTGAGGGGCATGACGTCAACGCCGCCCGCAATCTGATGGAAATTCCGCATGTGCAGAACGAGCGCCTTGTGGGGTCGGGTTGCTCTAGCTCGTCTGGCTGCGCTAGGCCCCCGCGACGCCCTAGTGGCTTCCAGGGATGGTCCCCTTGGCCGGCACGGGGCGGTCGGGGGCCCCGCTGATCCTGTAACACGCCACCGCGCGGACTGTAAATTCTCGGTTACGTCTGGACGAAGAGGAACGGCTGCGCGCCGGACGCTTTGGGCGGAACGGGCAACCATGCTTCGACGAAAGCTTGCGTGACGGAATATTGCGTGCTGCCCGTCGTGGTGGATTGCCACACTTCCACGAGCGCCTGCGTGACGAGGAAATCCGATGGGTCGATTACCCACGCTTCCGTGAAAGCCAGCGTGGTTTGAAACTTCGTGCCGGGGAAAAGCGCGAAATTCCGTGCCGAGCGATCCCGCCACGGTGGCCGCCGCGGGCCACGTTTCCTCGGCGGCCCATATCGAGCCATGGATCAATCCCCTAGCTGAGAGATTCCATCGTCATTTGGTTGATGGTGAGGTTCGTCGGGCTCGTCGCGACGGAAAATTGCGCGCTGAAATCCAGCGAGGAAGCCGCGAGCAGGTTCAAGCCCGTGACGGCTGCGAGCCCTGTCGACGGCAGGAAATCGCTTTCGCCAGGGAAGGCGGGCGACGACGTAACGCGGGCGAGCCCGAGATTGGCCTTTCCCACCGTGATGAGCGAGCCCGAGGTCGCAAGCGGCCCATTCGCCCGGCAGGTCGTGAGCCATTCGACATCGAAGGTCGCGTTCGTGTGCGCGGTAACGGAGAGCGCAAGCGCATTGTCCGTGCCGGAGAGCTTCGAGCCCGCGATGCCATTCAGGTAGGCGCGTAGCGTCAGGGTGCCGGGGGTCGTGACGACGTTCGAGATCACGCCTTGCAGGCGGGTGCGCATGATCCGGCCCGGATACCAGAACCCCGCCGGGATGGCATAGCTCGGCACCAAGAGAGTCTCGGCGGTGCTGTTCGAAATCTGGGTCGCGTCGCCGATGACGTAATTGACGAGTTCTTCCCACGTTTGGATGCTCATGGCGGTCTCCTATGCGGCCACCTTGGGGCCGAATTGCACGTTGTTTACGCCGGTCGGGGTCCACGCGACACCCGTGTCGGGGTCCGTATCTTGAACGAGGTTCACCTGACTATTCAGAGTCGAGGAAAGGTTAATGGCCGCGCTGGCGAATGCCGTGGCGCCGGAAAGGCCCGCGATCGCTCCCGACCGCGCACCCGCATCTGTCTTGTTGCCCAGCAAGCGGAACGAAACTCCAAGGATGCTAGAGGGGGACGCAGCCATGGGCATGATTTCGTAGAGGTCATAGTCGCCAACATTCGCGTCCGCGACATAGGTGTTCGTGCCGTCCTCGATCAATTCCTGCACGCAACCGGAATTCGTGATGCTCGCCATCGTGCCAGCGATCGAGGCCGTGCGTCCCGTCGACGGCCCCGTGAGACTCGTTGCGGTCGCGGGAAAGCCCGAGCCATACGATTGCGCTTCCGTGTATTGCGAGAAGGTATTCGCCAGGGTCGTGCTGTAGCGCAGCGTGGCATTCGCATCGTCGAGAATCGCCCAATAATAGGTATGGCCGTTGAGCAGGGTAGGCGACGTCATGAGCGTGAAGACATTCGCCCCCGTCGTGGGATTCGTGAGGGGCGACGATTGCGCGATCAGCGTGCCGGGCGCGCCGCTCGCACCATCGCTGTCGTAGATGCCGAGGATCATGTGCCCCGTCAGGTTCGCGTTGAGCTGGAGCGAAAGCGCGGTCGCGATCACGCCGCCAACGGGAACGGGCGGCATTTGATTGTAAGTGATGACGTTGGCCGTGATCGTGCCCGTCGTGCCCGTCGTCGCGGTGCCGAGCGCCAACGATGCTGCATTCGGCGTAAACTGGATTTGCGCCGTGTCCGTGATCGGAATCTGCTGGGTGGCGCGGAAATCCCCCTGCCAAGTGTTTGGCGTTCCACTTCCATCGCCATCCCAAAACCACACATCTTGCAGGAAAACCGAGTTCCGGCTGGACGTGTTGCCCACCCACGTGATTTGCATCGCATTCGCGTACGAGTTCGCAGAAGCACGCGTGTTGAGCCCCGTGGCACTGAAATCATCCGACGAGTTGCCATCCTTGCGGACGTGAATTTCTCCCACCGTGGGGTCGATTATGACCTCGATGGTGAACGCTGCCCATATCGCGCTCGTGAACGCGCCAGAGTAGGTCGCTAGAAGGGTGCCGCTCGTGGTGCCGCGATAAAACAAGATCGCGCCATCGGACCGCAAAGCGGCCGTGACCTGCACTGTCGATCCATCGCTCCACACGAACTCATAAAGAAAAGCCGTGCCAGCGATAGAACCGCTGTCGAGGAAAGCAAATCCGACGAATTGCGTTGCCTGATTACGCGGAGCAATGATGGTCAGCGCGACGCCCGATCCCGTAGCAGCCGTTACCACCATGCTCTGGCCGACGCCAAAGCGGGTCGTGCTGCTCATCGCGATGTTTGCGGCGTTGGCAGAAGTCCACAGACCATTGGCATCAGCTAATGTGAGGTAGGGCGCGAAGCTGTCTCGAACGATATGGCTCATTACTGCGTCCTCGTGCCGATAATCAGAAAAGATAGCCCGGCGAACGTCACATCTGGAACGTGGGGTGCGAGCATCGAAAAGATGTCGCCGCCAGCGGAGGTGAAGGTGGTGAAAACGGGTGCCTGCGAGGTCGTATGGCCGGCGAGAAATTCCACGGTGCCTTGGTTGGCACCATTCAATTGGAACACGAACGTCGTGTTGGCCGTCGGCGCAACCGCGCATTTGAAAATCGAGCCCGTCATATTGGTGGGAACGACGTTTCCTGCTCGCATGGGAAGGGCAAATATCTGCTGGTCGGCCGTCGTCGTGCCCGCCAGCGAACCCTGCGGTTGCCAGTCGCGGCTAACACCGCCCCATGCGCCGTTCTCATAGGTCTGGAGAGCCCCGAGCGTCGTGTCCTGCACGATCATGCCGGCCGTTGGCGTAAGGGCGAGCTTTTGCGTCGTCGTCAGACGATTGGGGAGGAATGCACCGTCTGTCGCCTGGAGGTCGAAAGCAGCTGAGGCGGCGGGAACGCTGGGGCCGAGAGCCATATGACTATTGCCCATGACGGTCACGACATTTTGGATGGATGTCGAACCAACCGGCGTGGCCTGAATTTCGAACTGCATTCCGTGCGCGGTATTGGTCCAGTTTTCCGAAGCTCGGAATCCGAACGTGCCGGAATTGCCAGGGTAGCTCGCGCCATCATACCCGCGCGCGAGAAAGCGGAAGACGATGTCGGCATTGAGAAGCGCTGTCGGGGCGGCAAACGTGCCGTTGGTGCGGCGGCTCAACATAGAGCCGTTGGTGCCGATATTTTCGATAATCGGGCCGCTGAAACTGGCCGCACTCGACACAAAGCGAAGGCCAACCGTCGAGGTGGGCGTCGGTGGGGTTTGTCCCGTGGCATTGAGTTCGACCTGGACGCCGGGCGCAGACGTGCCGAGACCGAGTCGGCCATTTACTGCGTCCCAATAGAAACCCGTGCTCCATGCTGCATCATCGTCAGCACCGGATACTTTGTAGAGCAGCGTTCCCGTGGCACCGCCTGGCGGCAAGCCGCCGGAGCCGCCGGTCGAACTGATGGTGCCATCGGGCAATACCGTAATGGTCGTGCCATCGGGGATGACGCCACCGAGACTCAGCGTCGTCGCGATGGGGATAACTGATGGATGCGCTACGCCGGTCAGGTTCGAAGCATCGGTTCCCGTGGCAAAATACCCAAAAGGAACGCCCTGCGTGCCCGTGACGGTCAGAACGCCAGTGCTCGACAATGTGCCGTCGCCGTGCATTCCGAAGAGGATCGCGACTTCCTTTTCCAGCTCCTGGAGCGACGGATAAATGCCGCCGCCGCCCTGAATGCCCGCCCACAATTGCGTCAGGAACGAGATCGCCTGGATCGTGAGAATGCCGTCGCGCGGGTTGGTGAATTGCAACTTCGCGAGCGGGGGTGGGATGGGGAACGAGGCAGCGGGAACAACCGGCGTTGCCATTGGCTCACCTCATGCCGACGGCGAAATCCGCGTGCGTTCCAATGAGTACGCGCTTCACGGGGTCCGTGATCGTAATCTCGAACATCCACTGATAGCCCCGGCCCATTTGAATCCACCGCAGGCGCTTGAGGAATTCCCCGATCTTGCCGAGCGAGCGGGCGGGCTGCTGGCGCGACCACGTGCGGCCGCCGTCCTTGCTGTAACGCAGCATCACGATGGGGGCGGAACCCCGGCCGGTCGTGAGCCCGACGCCCGTTTCCATGTCGAGCTCCAGCCGGTCGAAGAAGATCGGCAGCTTGTCGCTGTGCAGCTGGTTGGAATAAAGCAGGCATTGCAGGATGTTGCCGTATTCCGTCGGATTCTCCCAATCGAGATAGCCGATCGTCCCGTCCACGGCGTCGCCGATCAGGATCTTGTTGTAGATTTCGCAGGCGCAATTCGCGCGCCAGCGCCCGAGAGTCTTGTTGTCCTCGTCCCACGATTCCCGCTCGTGCCAAAGCTTCGTCGAGATGTCGAATTCCCAAGTGTGCGGCACGCTCGGAAAAGTGAGCGCGATCATCTTGTGACCCGCAATCGTATAGGTGAAGCAGAAGGCGTCCGAGATGTCGCCGTATTGCTGGAAGGCGTTTTCGATCGCGTGGGTCGAGATGCGGATCGGGACATTGCCCTGGAGGCGGTAAAACACCCGGTCGATGCCGAGAAAGAACAGCGCGTCGTCCTGCTGAATGACCGTGTGGGGAGAGATGCAACCGCGCTCGATCACGCCGCCGGCGTAGCGCGCGAAAGGGAAATCCTCCGCGCCGGCGTCGTACCACATTTCGATGTGATTCTGGCAGAACAGGAAGAGCAGCTGGAGATTCTGCGCCACCGTCGTGAGGAAGCCCGGCTGGGCCTCGGCGGATGCGAAATCCAGTCCGCTGTAAGACGTCCCGTCGAGGAGGCCGGACAGGAAGAATTCGTTCGTGCCCTTGCGGTCGAACACGAAGTAATTGTCGAAAAACAGCACCGTCGATGCGCTGTAGAAATTCGGGTTCTGGATCTGCTGGAAATTCCCGTCCACATCGACGAGATAGCCCCCGACGCCGTTCACGACCATGAGCTGCTGGCCATTGTCCGACATCGAGACCACTTGCGTGCCCGAGATGCCGGAACCGAGCAGCTTCGCCCCGCCCGCGCTGTTGAGACGGTAGAGGGAATCCCCTCCCACGGCGTAGAGGACGCCACGGAAATTCCACATGCCACGGACGGGCCCCTTCGGGAGCGTCGTCCAGCGCGTGAGTCCGGGCGCACCAAACACAGGCGTTTGCGACTTCGCTCCCGGCACTTGCGCTTCCAGGAAGGCGTTGACGACCCGCTGGTTGTCGAGCGGGAGGGAAAGGCTTTGGTACGACTGATAGGCGAATGTGACTTCCATCGCCTCACCTCAGGGTCTGATCGTGTGAAAGGCCAAATAGCACGCTTTGGAATTCGCGGTCCCAGCCTTCCGCCATTTCCTTCTTTTGGTCCGCCTGCATGACGATGCGGTCCCAACGGTCCGCCGGCAGGGAGAAACGCGGCCCGAGCTCTTTCGCGAGGTTCCACTGGAGTACGTTCGTCCACTCCTGGGGGAAGTCCGGGAGGTCGGCAGGCGAATCAAAATTCTCGATCGGCCGATACCATGTGAAGCGCAGGCCGAAGGTTGCGTCCTGGGGCTGTTGCCAGACGTAGAGCTCGCCCTGCGTGCGCGCGGGATTGTAAAAGGCCTGGTTGACGAGACCGGGATTATATTTGTTCGGCAGGTCCATGTATTCCTGCCGGGACATCATCTTCGTCAACGGAGTTTCGAGGAGCCCGTTGTATTGCAGGCGCCGCACGGCCGGGATGCGCAAAGGCCGCACGATGTCCGTCGTATAGGCGAAAGCATTGTTGCCCATCGAGGCACTCGCGGGGAGGGGATCGGCGAATGTGACGGTCCCGTTCGTCGCAATATCCGCCGTCGCGGTCGTCCAGAAAGCCGTCCCGGTGTCGAGCACGACGCCGAACTTCTGGCCCGTCAGCACAACGGCGGGCGTGACGAGCTGAATTGAGGTCGCGCCCGCGATCGCGCTGACGGAGGTTTCGCCCACGAAAGCACCCGCGGCGTCCGTGCAATGGTCCAGCGTCGTGCCGCCGAGCAGGTAGCGGATCTGGCCCTGCTGGAGGAACAGAAGCGCTTCTTCCTCCGTCCACACATGGATGCCGATCGTGAGCCACAGCTTCACGAGCGCATTGAGCGCGCCCATGCCGGTGCGGAACTGCGCGGCGTTCGGCACCTCTTCGTCGTTGATGACGCTGCAAATCTGATACGCGGCCGTGATGATCTCCGTCGCCGTCTGGTTGTAGATCGTGTCGCCCGACGTGATGAAGTTGCCCGGACCGCTCATGGCTTGAATTCTCCCTTTTCCACACGCCCATGCCAGCCGCAGCCGCCCGCGCAGTTGATCGAGGGCGTGAGGGTTGGATGGTCGAGGTCCGTTCCTTCCGGCACGGACCACCGGGGCTCGCGACCGCTATTGCAGCGCAAGAGAGCGCAATACCGGGCCGCCACGGGACAGTAGAACTCAAAGAACGCGACAGCGCTGAATTCAGCCGTCGGATTGTGGTCACGGTCGCGGAAGCGGAAATCCCCCGCGCGCACCTCCAGCGTTTCGCCGTCGCGCACGAGCGGTTGGCCGCCGTGGCGCTGCACACTCCTGAACGGAAGGTCTCGCGGCCAGTGTCGGCCCTGTACGCTCATGGTCCCGGCCCCTCGTAATCGGTGAACAGATTGCCGGATGACACGGGAAACGGGATCGCGCCCGTGATGTTAACGCCCGCCGGCACGGGATCACCATTCACCTGGGTGGTGAACACCACGCCATTGTCCATCATGATTCCCACATTGTCGCCTGCACCGACGCCCCGGAGGGTTTGCAGGGGCACGAAAGTCGCGCCGACGGCGATGTCGGCTGTGATCTGGATGTAAATCGGGCCGACGAACCGGTTCGTGGCTTCGCTGCGAGGCTGCGGGACCGTCTGGTCGTCAATGATCCCTTTCACGAGATCCTGCGGCTGGCGCGGCTCCCAAAGCCCACGCGCGACGATGAGATCCTGCCACTCTTCCTTCGTGTGCTCCGCGCGTACGGTGAAGCCCGAGCGGTCGTCTACGCGGTAGAACGAGCCATCCCGATATTGAACGCCTCGCTTGCGGCCCACCGCGCGCTCCTATTCGAAGATTTCGAAGTTGCCAATGTCGGAAATCAAATGCTGGGAACCATCATCATAGACCACGCGGGCGGTCCATTCGCCGATTTCGTCCACATCGCCGGGCTGGAAAGTATACTGCGCGTAAGTGTTGGCGGGGAAGAAGCCGATCGAGGTTTCGAGATCGACAGGCGGCGGCGTGACGTCCGGGCTCGAAACCACGAGCTGCGCCCCGCTTGGCTTCGTGAACTCGATTTGCAAGTTCGTGTAATCGCGCAGGTCGAAGCCGCACGAAAACACATAGCGAACGCCCCATTCGTTGACATTCAAAGCACGCACTCCTCTGGAGTTGATCCTATCACGTCGGCGTCACGGCTGCCGCCTTGGCCGCGGAAGAGGCCCCGAGGATCGGCACTTTGACGTTGCGCGTGAACGAGACCGTGACGGCGACGCATTGCGCCGAGACGCCGAAGACCGGTTGCGCGATGTTCACGGGCTCGACGCCATTGGGGAACAGCGTCCCGCGTGATGCCACGGGTTCGTCCCCCATGGGACCATCGCTCGGCACCGGCACGTTGCGCATGAGGCGCTGTGTCGGCAGGTAGCCGATCGGCGCCACGAAGCCCACGACATCGCCGGGAAACGCGCCCGCGGCCACACCCGCGAGCGGGGCGATGATCTCAGGCCCCACGGCACCGGCGGCGCCGGCGGCCGAAACACCCGTGAGCGTGACAGTGGAATCAATCTGGAGCGCGACATCGTTCGCGACCGCGCGCGATCCCTCGGGTGTGAGGCCAGCGGATCCTGCGCCGTCCGTGAAGCCCACCCATCCGGCAACGGCGCCGGAGGTCACGGCCGGGGCTGCGACGTCGATCTCGATCGCCATCGCGCCCGCGCTCGCGCCCGACGCGACGCCGGGAGACGAAGGGGTTTTCAGATAAGTCACGACACCGGCGGTAGCGCCGGCGGCGACGCCCGTGAGCGCCACTGTGATCGTGGGCGTGCCAGGACGGGCACGCGCGACCGTTACGGGGCTGGAAATGCGCTGATTAGCCATCGGCCGTCCTCACGCCGCGGCGAGGCGCCCTTTCGCTTACGTCAGCCTCAAAATTGCATTGTTCTGGTCGTTCGTCGGCAACAATACGGTGAATGTGCCAGCGGATACCGACTGGTTGCCGCCGAAGCTTCCGACATAGACGGCGCGGTTGCCGTTCGTCACGTTGTAAACCATGCACCCGGACGTCGAGAACGTCGCCGTCGTCCACGTGGGGTTCGTGCTCCAGGACCAATAGCCCGTCGTGCCGCCCGTCTGGGGCGTGATGTTCTGCGCGGTCGTCCAGGCGAAGCCGCCCGCCGTGTAGCCCGTGCCCGATGCCTCGTCCCCGTTTCCCGTGATGTTCGCATAGGCGGTCGATGCCGCCCCGTACGTGCCGGAAGGCGAGCCCTTGATGAGCGCCATTGAGAACTGGTTGCCCGAGGTGGTCGTGAAATTGTGCAACGCCTGGCCGAGCTCGGCCTTGCAGCTCGTCGGGAATGCCGTTGTGACGCCAGCCATGACCTACTCCGTTCTGGCGGTCAGTGCCGCCGCGTCGTGAATGTTGCGCCAGATTACGAGCGCCAAGGATGTGCGCGTCTGCGGATCGGCGAATTGTTCTTCCCACGGGGAGCCTCTCCCCTGGTCGAGTGTACGCTCGGCGGTGTGGCGCGCGATCGCATCGACGGCGAAATCCGACTGGAGCGCGCGCTCGCTCACGACATGCTGGAAGCCCTGATAGAGCTCTTCGAACATCCGCGCGCGAAGGCGCTGGCCCGCAGCCAGACGGGGCGCGGAGGTCTCGTAATCGAGATCGACGAGCTGCTTGGTCGTCACGCGCGCCCAATCGTGGGCGGAATGACGATCGCTCTCATTCGTCACGAGCGTGAGGACGCGGCCCGCGCCTGCCTGTGATTTCGCCGGGCTCGTCATTGCTGCGATATGTCCTTCCTCAGCCACATGTTGATCGAGATGAAGTCGCCCGTCGCGCCCGGAGCGTCGCCGGTCCCGATGGTGTTGAAAATGATGTTGCCTGTCGCGCCCGCAATCGGCGCGCCGGTGTCTTGCGGAACGTACAAACCGCCTTGCGGCACGAACATCTGCTTGCCCGCCCCCGTGCCGTTGATGATGTAGGCGTCTTGCGGGGTCGTCGCATCCCAGGTGAGCCGCACACCCAGGCCGTCCGACATGTCGTAACCGAGCCGCATGATCTTCAAGTGCGGACCTGGATAAAGCGTCTGGCCCAGGATCACGACGCCCATGTCGCCGGCATCCGTGGCGTCGGCCGCCGTGTAGGCATCGGGCAAGCCCGTGTCGAGAGCGCCCCAAAAGATCGTATACGTCGCGAGATAGTTTCGCGCGCCGTTCTCCAAAACCTGTTTCGTCCAGGTAGGGGCCGCCATGCCGGTTTCCCCTTAGGCCTGAACCTGGCCGAAGAGACCGATTGAGATCCCGGACGTCACCATTTGCGACAGCGACGGGCGCTGGCTCACGATGAGGCGCTTCGTGCCGTCGGAGGCCGACTGGGTCGCGTAGGTGCCGCGGACGTCGCCCGTGAGGGCCGTCGGCGCCGTGACATCGCCAGCCACGAAGCCCGTTGCAGCCACGATCGCGGTCGCGTTCCACGAGATCGTCTGGTCGAAGAACGATGCGCCGAAGATCGGTAGCCCGAACACATCGGCGGTTCCAACGGAATAGTTCTGCGCATCCGTGAACTGGGGCACGATCGAGCCAACGAACTTGAAGGCTTTGAGGCTATTGACGGTGTTCACCCCGGCCGCGACCGTGATCGTGTCCGTCATGGGCTCGCCGTAAACGTCCCAGCCGGAAACTAGGAAATCCCCGCCCGCACCTGCGCTCACGCCCGTGATCGAGACCGCGCGGGACAACATCTTCGTGGGATCGTAGAACGCGCTGATGAAGCCCGTGCCGTAGCGGAAGATCGCGGGATTGCCGTCGAGCACGAGCGCGCCGGCGGGAATGACATTCATCGCGGGCGCGACGAGCAAACCTCCGGCCGGAACCACCGTGATGCCCGTCGAGGCCCCCGCGAGGGTCATGGCGGTGCCGAGCACGACATGAGCGGCGGCCGCGATCGTGTCCGCATGCAGCGTCGACGGAATGACGTTGAGCGTGCGCGGTGTATCGGCGCCGTACCATCCGAGGACGCCGATCGCCGTCGCGGCGTTCGCGCCGTTGAACATATTGTACGGCAGGCGGTGGTCCTGGATGCCGGAACCAGCGAAGTCCAGCGATGGCGCGGCATCGGGCGCCACGGGAGGATTCACCCCCTGGATGTTCGACTTGTTGTTGATGCGGTGAGCGGGTGCGTAGAACGCTGTCCGGGGCGGCATGGCGACGTCTCCTTTTGCCGGGCTTTCAAGGCCTGGCGGTCAAAAGTTCAATTCAGGCCCGAAGGCGGCGGATCGCTCCGCCGCCCCAAGGGGGGGGTTAAACGCCCGGCGTTCCGTAATACGAGCGCCAGTCCGTCACGCCGCAGGAGAAGCGCATGTACTGCGTCGCCTTGGCGTTCTTCGTATCGAACTCGTTGTCGGTGTCGAACATCGGCTTGTCGCGCCACATGAAGCGCGCACCGCAAGGGGCGTTCGTGCGGATGAACCACGCGGTCGAACTGGTGAAATAGTGGTTCGTCACGATGCCCTTGGGGAACATTCCCGTGGCCTTGATGACGTTGATCGCATTCGTCGCCGTGTCGTTCTGAAGGATGGAGTGAACGATGCGGTTGGCGTCGAAATACTGCACGGGCGAGATCACGAGGCACTGGGGGATGAGCGCGATCTTGTTCCCGCGATAGTCCGTCGCCTGCATGATCTGGATGCCGAGATCTTCGATCGCGGTTTCCGACAGGTCGGCGGATGTCGCCAGAAGGTTCGACTGATTGCCCGAGATCGTCGGGTGGTTGTTGGCGATGAAGGACGTGCCGTCGCCGATTGTATAGTTGGGATTGAACGCCTGATTGAAGACGTTCGCCCCAATGATTTCCTCCGTCTGGCGCCCCGCGAACGCCAGCATGGAGGCCCGGCGCTTCGATACCACCTCGTAGAGGTCGTCCCGCAGCTCTTCGTAGGTCACGATGTAACCGCCGGAATACGCAATGTGCGTATAGCGGGTCACGGCGCCCTGGACTTCCGTGTCGTAGGTCGTGGGCGAGCCCTGATCCTTCTCGCGAAGAACACCGAAGCCCGAGATTTCCACGTCCTCTTCGTAGGCCTTGTCCGACGTTTCGACATCGTAGAGCTCGGGATATTCCTGGGCGTGCTCGTCGTACTGACGACCCCACCAAGTCTTGATCCCAGGCCAAAGGGCTTTTGGATGTGCGCCAGTAGAGATTACGCCGCCAACCGTTGCCATGTGTTTGACTCCTTGAAGTTTCGCCCGGCCTTAGTAGCCGCCGGTCGCCCACAGAGCGGGAAGGTTGAGACGAACGGCCCATTTTGCGTCGACCCCGATCGCATTGTCGGGGCCACGCAGGAGGCCGAGGAGGCGCAGCTGATAGGTTGCGTTGCCGGAAGCGACTGTCGAGCTGTCGAGCAGCCAGCCGGAGAAGCCCGTGGCGGTCGAGCCCGCGCCGGCGATGAGATTGCCGTTCGCCATGCCACCCGTGCCGGCCGCGATCGCGCCGCCCACGCTGTCTTCCTGGATCGCGTAAACCTGATTGGGATCGTCGCAGACCCAGCCGTAGTTCGCGACACCGCCGAGACGATAGACGGGCAAGTCGCGCGTGACCGTGTAGTTCGAGCCCGCGGGACCGTTCGAGATCCCGATAAAGCCGCCGAGTACCGTGTTGGTCGCGCCCGCGCTCGCAATGCCGACCGCTGGAACGCCGAAGGCATCGGAGCCGCCAAGCGGAACGAGGGGATCGCCGAGGAAAATGTTACCGGCCTGGCCGGTGGGGAAATAGACCATTCGGCCCTGGCCCGACCAAGGCGTGCCGTTGTCGTTGATCGGGCGGAGCCCGAAAGGCGTGTTCGCGTTGGACATAGCCATCTCCGAGAGGAAAACACCCGACCGCCGCGACAATCGCGGGCGGCCCTGTTTCTCTTGCTGTGATGGCTCGGTTGGCTGGTCTTAGCTTTTCGACGTCGACTCGCTCATGCTGATGACGGATTCGCGAGACGTGTAGAATTTGTCTTGATCGGCGCGATCGGCTTTGCTGCCGTTCGGGCTCTGAAAGGGCGTCTTCTTGACGTCGTCTACTCTGGCTTGCGCTGCGGCGAACCGCGCGTCCATGTCTTCTTGCCAGAACTCCAACGGAATTTCCATAGCGTAACCGACGAGCGCGCCATTATCGCGTCCCGTGCCGACCACGCGCTTTATCGGCTTGCCGTCCTGGCCCTTCACATGGGCCCAACCGTTGCCGACCGCATCTTCGAGCCGGCCGCCGACATCGTTGAACCAATGGCGATGGTAGCCGGGACGCCGCGGAAGGGCGAGCTTCTGCGAATAGGCCCCGAAAGGCTTGCGTATCCTGCGGATGCGCGCGACTTCTTCGAGATAGGCCTTGCGTTCCGCCGCGCGCTCGTCGGGGGAAAGCGTTTCCGCCGCGAGGCTCATGTCCGCGGTCCCTTCGCCCGTTTGGACGAATTCGCCCACGACGTCTTTCCTAGCTCTGGCCATTGTTCGCCTTCCTTTGCGCTGCACGCTGTTGACGTCCGAGCTCCAGCACGTCCGCGTGCGGATCGGCATAGATCGTCATGAATTCCCGTTCCGTGTAGCCGGGCATCTGGCGCTTGTAGCGCTCGAACGAACGGCGTGCGTGATCGCGTTCCACCGGATCTTCGATGGAATCGATCGTGCGTCCGCGGGGCTGCGCGTTCGGCGCCGTCGGGCGTTGAACGGTGCGGCGGGGCGGCCGCGCGACGGGCGCGGGCGCGGGTGTGGGTTCATCGCGGCCGAATTGACGCGGATATTTCGCCATCACGGCCTCCTTGGCGCGTTCGAGATTTTCCGCCAGGGGTAGGCCCGGCGCTTCATTCAAGAGCAAAAGATGCTCGGCCTGCATGGCATTGTAGAGCATTGAGTTCGTCATCCAGGGATTTTCGTCCATGAATGCCATGACTTCCGGCGCAACTTCCACTTTCGGCTGCGGTTTCGGGCTTTGCTCCGGCGGTTTGGCCGGTTCGCGCGCCCCGCGGGTCTCTTCCGCCGTCACGACCTGCTCGTCGAGCTCGTCGTAGCGCGCCATGTCGCCCGTCGCGGCGGCTTCGCGGCGCTGCTGTTTCAGCTGGCCGAGGGCTTGCTGATACGCGCGCTCGCCGGCCGTGCGCGCCATCTCGCGCACTTCGTTGAGCACCTGGGTGTTTTCGTCGAGCTTCGTCCGCATCTCGCGGACTTCGGTTTCCAGGTTGGCGTTGCGGGTCTTTTCCCGCTGGAGCTCTGCCCGCACGAAGGGCAGGAAATCGCGGCCGCGCTGGAGGAACGTCTTGGCGTCGACCCATTCGCCAGGCGCGCCCCGGTATTCTTCGAGCGGTCGCCAGCCTTGGCGGCGCGCCTGGATTTCCGCCTGGACGTCTTCGTTCGATTCCAGAGGCTCGTCCTCGTCTTCGAGTTCCAGTTCGTCCATCTCGTCCTCGACGAGGGACTCGCCGTCTTGCGGCGGAAGGGAGCTTTGCAAATGCGTGTTCTGTGCCATCGCGCGATCTCCTAAAGTTCGTACACGGCGCCAACGGCCCCGTAATCCATGAGCCGGTAGGTCTTGCCGTCGCGGCCCCGTACGAGGCGCCCGGCGAATTTCTCGACATAGACGCGATCGCCCGGCGAAGGCGTAAAGCCCGTCCAGGGTGTGCCGTCTTCGTTGAGAAGGAATGCGCCCTCGGCGCATTTCACGAGAATGCCGGATTCCGAAGCGAGCGTCTGGCGCTCGACCAGTTCCGGGGGAAGCTCGATGCCCCCGGAAGATTTCGAAGCGCTCTCGTCCATCAGGATGAGGACGCACTTCCCCACCACGCGCACGCCCGAAGTGTCCGTGCCATCCCACTGAGCGGGGATGTATTCGGCATGCACGCCCTTAAGGAGTTTGGGCTGTAGGGATTCGTTCATCTAGCTGGGGCTTTCTGGCTTCGGCTTGCTGATAATAGGAACGTATACCGTTAACCGTAATGTTCCGCAACTCTTCCGTCGTTTGGATGCGATAGCGGAGCTCCGCGCTCTTCTTTTCGTTGAGGCCGTCAGCCTCCCAAAGCTCCGCCGCTGCCGCCCGCCAATTCGTCACCTGGTCCTGGAGGAAGAGCAGAACCATTTCCGTTACCGGGTGGTGGCGCCACAGCTGGAATTCCCTGTCCGTTATTGATTGGGCCAGCGGATTCCGGTGGGGGAGTTGGGGTTGGTTCATTGTTCGCTACCTCTCTGGCTTTTTGCTGCGCGGCCTGCATGTGGACGTTGTGGCCGTGGAATTTCGCGTCGACGTCCGCAGCCTTCACGGTGGTGTTCAGGGCCTCGATGTGGAGACGCATGATGTCGATCTGTTTCTCGAACCATTCGATCTCCGGGCCATTCGCTTTCGCGCGGGCGAGCGCCATGTTGAGGATGCCCTGCGTTTGGTCCTTGATCTCGGCCGCGCGGACGCGGCCGAGCTCGGCCTGCTTGAGCGCGAGGTCCGCTTGCATCGCCACCGGTGGCGGCATTTTCTCCAGCAGAAGTTTGTCGATCTGCTCGATTCCGCAGGCTTCGAGATAGCGGCGGCGGATTTCGAGCGGCTGGAAAAGAGGATCGTCCTTGAACTGGAGCAGGACACCCGCGCGCCCGAGGCGCTGCATGTCCGTGACCATCGTGGGGTCCGCCATGGGCTCGACCCCGCCGCCGAGGCGGTAATCCTCAGGGCTGATTTCCTGCCAGTCGTCCCCCATTTGGAAGCGCTGGTCGTCCTCCATGTTGAGGCGGTTGAGGCGATAGAGCTTCGCAAGCTCTTCTTTCAGCGCCCGGTAAATGCGCTTGTAAATCGCCGTGTAGACCTTCATCCCCTGCTCGATCAGCGCGAGCATCGTCGTGGGGGCCGTGTTCGCGAGGCTGGAAGAATCCCCCGTCAAGACATCCTGTACGGCAGCGGTTCGCTCGGCCGCGGAAACGAGGAAGCCCAGCAGCTGGAAGAGCACTTCGCTGGGACCGGGGAACGGAATAGGGAAGACGGCGTCGCGGATCGACTGGCCCTTGTTGTTGACCGGGATGTATTCGCCGAGCTGGAACGTCGTGGGCCCAGACGGGATCGACAAACTCGTGCCGATGAAGCCGCCGCCCGCGATCTGGAGATGGCCGGCGTCGAACATCTGGTTGATCGAGGTGTTGATCGCCTCGTTCATGGGCTTGAGAAGGTGGCCGAAACCTACCGGATACGAGCCGCCCTTGGGGTTGGGCAGGAACGAATAGAGCGTGTAATGGCCAAGCGCCTGGATGGACTGGATTTCCTCGTCTTCGTCGTCCTGGTAATCCGTCTCCTTGATGCCAGGCTCTTCAAAGCGCGCGGTGATGCGCACGACCCGCTGGGACCGCTTGTGGATCGTGACCGTGAGCGGCTCCGCGTAACCGTCGCCATCCAAGTCGTAACGTGTGTGCTGTTCGAGAAAGACATGCGGGGCCTGATCGTCGTTCGGGTCCGCGCCGTCATCGTCCGACGGGCCGTAATTGAGGGTGAGGAAAGTTTCGTCCGCCCGCTCGTTCGTCGTGATCTCGTGCGGGTAGAGGGTCAGGATCTCCGTGTGGCGGGGCGCGACCTCGAAGGATTCCGCGTTCATGTCCCACACGATGTTCATCAGCGGCACGAGGACGGAGCAATTGCGCTTTTCTGCGTAATCGCGAAACGTCTTGCGCACGGCGCCGCCGACGATCGGAAGCTGATGGAGCATCTGGTCCGTCTGCGGCTCCCATTCGGGCATCTCCACAAGCAGCTGCCACGACATATGCGCGCCCACGCGATCCGCGTGCTTGCGCTTGCTGCCGGGCGGGATGAGCCATTGCGGCTGGCCGCTTTGCGGGTCGAGCAACGGCGCGCCGCCCATCTTGCCCGTCTGTGTCGCGGGCATTCCATCGTCCGTGCCCCAGACGATGCCCTTCACGACGTTGCGGTTCGGCACGATCGCGGGATAGGCCTTCGCGGCAAACTGGAGCGATGCCGCTGTAATGAGGGGATAGATGATGTTGGAATTCCCCACCCACACGGCTTTACCCTTGCGCCGGACGTAAATCGTGTTGTGTGGATAAACCTCGACGCACGCTACCTCGTCATTGAACGACTGAAGTTCGCGCGCCAACTTGAGGACTTGGATAGTCGCTTTTGTTGCGATGCTGATGGAATAGCCCTCAGCGGCTCCGATAATTGCCCTGCCGTTGATGACGCCGCCCGCTCTGGCCTCGACGGTCGTTACCGAGCCACGCATTCCGAGTTTCTGGCAGATTTCCTGCACCTGTCCGGCGAGCAGGGACGACGTGGTAAAATACGTGCGGTTCCGTTGCCGTTGATGCGCCCTTTGGCGGACACGGCCGTCTCCCGCGACCAATGTATCCAGAACTTGCTCAAGCAATTCAGGCGCATAAGAAAGAACATGGCGGGGAAGGTGCTTTGAATATGCGGTTCCGAGCGCTCGCAGCTCGGCCTTAAACAAGTCCGGCATCGAACGGGCGTGGACAGTGAAACCGTCCTCGCGGGCCTGATAGGTAAACCCGCAGGCTTCTATGTCATGGCGCAGAATCTCGTATTTTCGGGGATTTGCGCGCCTGCTTTGGGCAATCCCGAAACTGCCCGTTGGTCTATCGCAGAACCCTTCTGACACGTACCAGCCGAGGAAGCGTGCATAAGCGGCGCCATCAATGCCATAGACCTTGGTGGGATTGTCTCCGCGCCATGCCGAAGTGAGTGGAATGGATTTGCGGGACAGGCAGAATTGATTTGGCCCTTTCGCATGGCGGCGCACGAATTCGCCAGCCTGAATAAAGGACGTGGCGCCCGTGTCCCGGTCCTCCACCAGCATATTGTGGTTCGGAGTGGCAAGCAGGTCGATGCTTTTGCCATGGAAATGCACAACTTCCTCGGCGACGTGCCGGAAGGTTCTGCTTACCGGAAAGAAATCCGCCGCCCCATCGGGGGCTCGGCTATAAACCCGCTCACCCGGCACTACATCGGCGATCGGCTTCCAACCATTTTCGGTAAGGATGTCGGTATCCAACGATAGGCAAGCTTTGGGCCACGGATATTGCTTCGGCTGGGCCTCTTGGGTAGCGAACCGCAACGCGGCCTCGGTATCTTGTTTCCATTCCGCGCGCGAGTTCTCGTCCATCTCGTAGCCGCGATAAACCTCCTGGCCGATCTTTTGCAGCGTGTCGAAATCGAGGTGGCGCGCGATATTGTGATCCGCGATCCAGGCGACGAGGCGCGCCTTGGAGGAATCGTACTCGGGCTCTGGCACGATCTTGCGATCGTCTTCCCCCTCTTCCCGTTCGTCGTCCGTGTCCTCGATCGTCTGTTCTTCCGTCTGCGGGGCCATGCGGACCTGAGGCAGCGGCGGGAGGGCGGACCCCGGCATGGTCGTGGATTCAATGACGGCCATGGATCAGTTTTCCTTTTTCAAAGCCTGAGAATTCGCGAGCGCGGACGCCACCCAGCTGGTGTCGTACTTCGCCGGCAACCCCTGCGGTGGGCGCCCAAACGGATGCGGGTGGCGGGCGCATCGGAGCGCAACGCCGTCTGGCGCGCACGCGCCCTCTCCAACGCCCAGCGCCGCGGGAATGCCGGAGTGGGGATGGCGAAGTGGAGGGTCGGCGATGTCCTCGAAGACGCGGCGGACCAAGCCGTCCTCGCTCGGGTTGCTTTCAAAGCGCACGCCCGTGGGCGCTTCGCCACGCAGGCGTTTCAATCCTCGATTGATGGTCTCGTAATCATAGACCCCCGCGCTCATCGCCACCTCCGTGTGGTTAACGGCGCGCACTATAGCGGCGATGGCGGGAAAATTCCTACCCGCTTAGACCTTGCGCGAGGCGTGGACGTCCTTGATGCGGCGATGGAAGAATGAGCCGAGCGAGCCGCTGCCCGTCATGGCGGCGTATTTCTCCGCCGGCACATCGTCATATTCATGGGTCGTGCCGCTTTTGAAGGTGAGCCGCAGCTTGCGGGATTCCGTGTCGTATCCGTGGGCCGCGATGGCACTCGAATCTTTCACCGGCACCATATCGGCATTGAATTTCGCTTCGTCCGTCATTTTGCCCTCCTGGCTTCAATACCCCGTCACGGAGGATCGCCCCGTTTCATCGCGATCCGTGCGGAAGCCCGGACCTTGATCGCCGCCGCGCGGGGTCGTCAAGGCACCCCCGAAGAGGATGGTCGCGACGTATTCGGTCCCATCCATGATGTGGCTGTAGATGTTGTGCTTTTCCGGCTCCGTGGAATAGCGCTCCGCCGTCGTGGACAGACGTCGGAAGTGATAGCCGCCGAGAAAGCCCTTCCGCAGCGTCTTGCAGCGCGGGTGGAGGACGAATTGCACCTGGCCGTTCACGATCGTCCGCAGGGGCTTGCGCATGGATTCCAGGCGGATCGCCACGCTTTGCAACCCTTCTTCGATCTCGATTCCCTTTGCACCCAGGATTTCAAAACAGGTCTTTTCGTCCGTCTGCGCCCGCTGGTTTCCCGCGGGATCGCCGTAATCTTCGAATTCCGCCTTACCCTTGAAGGCGCGCGCGCAATGTTCGAGCACCTGATCGCCAAAGCGGTCCGCCCCCATGCCTTCCGCGATGATCTCGTCGAACACGAGCCAGCGGCCGTCGGGAAGAACTTGCGAAAGCGAGCACGCGGGCGTGAGGCCGAAATCCCATCCGCGCATGATGCGGCGCCCCGGCACGGGGTCGATCGCCTTCAAGTGCAGGGCATCGGAATATTCTGGGAAGACGGCCTTGTCCTCCGTCACGAACCCGTACTGGCCCCGGCAATAGACTTTCACCCATTCGGACTTCTTGCCGACGGCGAGCCGCTGGTAATAGCCGGGGATGAGGTTCGCGAGGTTCTCCGCGTTCGGCCCCAGACCATCTGGTTGATGGAAAACGGCGGCGAAGCTTTCCGGCGGCGAGCCCGCCGGCAATACGCCGGCCTTGAGCAATTCCTGGAAGTCAGCCTTCCACTTCCCCTCCTCGAAAAACTCGTACCATTTGGAATCGACGTCCGGCGGGTTCGTGTCCATCCACACGCCGAACCACGTTGGGCCGCCTTCGTTCATCGGCGGGTAGCGCCCGACGCGACCCTGGAGGGCTTCGATCACGGCCCACGGCACCTCGCGGGCCTCGTTCACCCACGCGCCCGTGAGATCGAGGGAAAGCAGTTTGCGCACATGCTCGGGCCGATCGAGGCCGAGACAGATGATCTCGATCTCCGCGCCCGGCCATGCCTTGATGACGTAGCGCAGATCGTTCGAATACCAGCGCCCGAAATGTTGGGGCGGCAACCATTGGTGCAGCGTGCGGATCGAGGTATCGCGCAGCTGGGGCATCGTGTTGCGGATGATCGCCCAGCGGGAGCGCCGGATTCCGTCGGGTCCAGGCCTTTGCGCTAGCCCCCGCTGGGGGAATTCCGCCACGCAGGCGGACGATTTTCCGGAGCCAAAAGGTCCGGAAATACCGCGCATGAAAGCATCGGAATGCGCGAATTGCCGGAGGGTCGGCACATCCCGGTAGCTGTAGACGATGTCGTTGCCGTCCATTAGTTCGCCGGTTCGTCCGGCTTTTTCTTGTTGAGCATGATGGGGGCCGCGCCTCCGAAGTTCGTGTCCTGGCCGAATTTGAACTTGTAAAGCGCACAGCCGCGTTCCGCCGGCGTCATCATGGGGCGGAATTTCTCGATCATGAATTGCGTCTGGCCCGTCGCGAGCCGGTTTGCCCCCACGACGGCGACAGAAGGTGGGGCGCCGTAGCACTCCACGGCCTGAATATCGCGACGCACGCCGTGCGCACATGTCCCGCACGTGCCCGCGGACCCCGCGATCGCGTCAGCGTCCTTTTCGTCGTTTTCCATCTAGCTTGGACTCCTTTGCCTTCGGTGGAGCGGGGGTTTCATCGCGCCCGTCGATGATGAAGCGGATCGGCATCGTGGGGTCGCTGCCGAGCTCCAGACGTTCCCGATACCGGCCGGGTTTGTAGGCCTTGAGATAGCTGATCTGCGCGTTGACGTCTGGCGGCAAGTGTTCTTCGTAGGGAATGATGATCGGCTTGCCCTGGTGTTGAAGGATCTTCGTGGCGGGAACGACGATCCCGACCGCGCGCTGGAAATGGGCGTTTTCGACCATGCGGGTTCGCTGTTCCTCCCCGCGGACGAAGGCCTTCGCGAAAGCCGGATAGTCGATCTTGTAGCGATAGAGCTGGCGGGGGCTGATCTTGAAGAACGCCGCGATCTCTACATCCGTCCAGTCTTCCGACGCCAGCCGCGTCGCCTGCGCGACCCAGCGGGGGTCGAAAGCGATCCTGCGCTTCGGCGGCGTGCGGCGCTTGCGCCGCTTGGGATCAACGGCATCGCGCGGCCTGTGCTTGGCCATGCTTCCTCGGCTGTCTGTCTATCTCGCTGGGACGGCAGAGGAATGTATTCTGGTTAAGAATGCAAGGGTGGCGTTTTCCGCCGAACGTCAAGCGCGGGTGAATTTGTCAACCAATGCCAGTTCCTCGTTCGTTCGCAAACGAAAAGGCCCGGCAGGATGGTCCTCCGGGCCTTTTCTGCCTCGGGCATTCCGCCGTCGGCTTCGCATGGGGCCAAAGTGGCCGCGATGAATCCGTCAATCCGTTCGGGGTCGCCCGTGGGCGAAATGGTGCTCGGGCGCGCCAATGCTGGGATATTTGCGATGGACCGCGCCACGGACCTTCGCCTTTTCCTCCGGGGTGCCGTGCTGGGAAACGCGCGCGAGGGCATTTCTAGCGTGGCTGGGATCGTTGATCGGGTATCGACCACCCGAGAGGGCGAAGTCCTTCTTCGGGAGAGCTTTGCGCTGGCGGGTCGTGAGCTTTGCCATGGTGGCCTCCAGAGATCGTCACGCCGCCGCCGGTTACGAATAGACACCAATCTGCCAGGAAGGGCGCGGAACCGGCGGCGACGTGAACGTCGTTACGCTTTCGCGTGTTCGCGGGCGTGATGGTTCATGTAGCCGTCGACGTGGTGCGGTCCGTGATGCGGCGCGGCCTGCGAAGGGTGGTGGTGCTTCGTGTGATGGATGGGCTCGCCGATGCCGCGTTCGCCGTCTTCCATCGCGCCCTTGCGGCCCGTGTGATTGGCCGCGTCCGGATGCGTGCCCCCGTGGGCGTTGCCTTCCGCGAAGCTTTCGACGCCGAAATTCCCGCCGCCGTGCGTCATGCCCGCCGCCATGGATTTGCGCGGGCTCATGCCCTTCGAGCCGTCCATGCCGTCCATGCCGTCCATTTTGTGCTTGGCCATGTCGTGCCCTTTCCCTTGGTAGCGCCCGGACGTCTTGTCCGCATCGGTGAAATCCTTACCAACGCTTTGTGCCACACCGACCTTCTTCGCGAAAGCCCGGTCGTGCGCGATCGCTTCCATGAAACGGTGCTGCTTGCGGGAAGTGGATGGCATTACGGGCCTCCAGAATGGGAGAGCGGCACTCTACCACTGAGTTATCGCGCTTCCGCGCCCGCGCGCGGGCGACGAAAGGCGAGGTGGATTCGAACCACCGGCCACCACCTGCATCCGTGTGTAACACAAATTCCGGGAACGGGCGCAATCCATTGTGGGAGAACGAATCACTAACCCCTATGAAAATAGCGATTCGTTCTCCCTTGCGAATCGTAACCTTGAATCCGTAGGTTCGGCGGGCTGGGATTCTCGCGCGGGCTGCAATGGCAAAGACCGAGACGGTCTATCGACATCTCCCTTTTGACGTTCGCGTCGAGCAAGCGCTCCTCGGCTACTGCCTCATCGACAATCTGGCGATTGAGAAAGCCGCGGAAACGCTGGCGATCGAGGATTTCTACGACCCCCTGCACGAACGGCTGTTCGAGGCCATGCTGGAGCTCACGCGGGAATTCAGCGTGCGTGTGACGCCGCTCGTCCTCCATGCGGCCATGAAGGCCGACCCCGGCATGATGCAAGTCGGGGGCTTGGCTTACCTCACGGGAATGGCCGAGGCCGCGCCCGCCGGCCCGCCCGTGCGCGAATACGCGAGGATTATCGCGGACTTGCGCGTCCGGCGCGAGTTCATCCACGCGGGGGAGGACTTCGTCAACGAAGCCTACGCGCAGCCGCTCGAACTCCCCACCGCGAAGGTGATGGCGCGGGCGGAAGCCGCGATGCAGCGCATCCACATCCAGCACGCGAAGATCCTGAATTCCAACCGTCCGCGCCCCGCGGGGGAATTCGCCGAGCGCTCGATCAAGGCGATCGAAGACCGCATGACGACCGGCGGCCACGGTCTCATTTCGTCGGGTTTCGAGCGCGTCGACGGCTTCATCGGCGGCTACGGGCCAGGTGATCTCGTGATCGTCTGCGGGCGCCCCGGCATGGGGAAATCCGCCCTCATGTGCGCCTCCGCGCTATCGGCCGCGACCGAGGGGCGCCCCGTGCAAGCGTTCTCCCTCGAAATGCTCGGAACCCAGTGGACGGACCGCAACATCTGCGACCTGGACTTCGACCGCCGGCAAATGGGGATGGAAAAGCCCCTGTATTACGAGAACTTCCGCCGTGCGCGCCTGACGCCACGGGAATTCGAACGCATGGTGTTGATGCAGCAAGAGCTTTCCGCCATGCTGCATTACGAGGTTTGCGACGAGCCTACCCTGACGGTGGAGGAGATTTGCGCCAAAGCGCGCGCCTTCCGTTCGATCCATCAGGGCCGCGGAATGGGGCTCATCGTGGTCGACTATCTGCAAAAGGTCCGGGAATCCGATCTCGGTCGCGGGACATCGCGCGAACGCCACGTCAGCCACATTGCGAGTTCGCTCAAGAACCTGGCGAAAGAACTCGGCTGGCCCGTTATGGCGGGCTCGCAGACGAACAGGCAATCGGAAGAGCGCCAGGAGAAGGACCGCAAGCCCCGCCTTTCGGACTTGCGCGAATCCGGCCAGATCGAAGCCGAAGCCGACATCGTGATCGGGCCTTATCGGAAGGCTTATTACATTGGAAAGGAAAGACCGGAAGGCGGGGAAAACGACCCCGAATACATGGCCTGGGTAATGCAATATCGCCAGTGGAAAAACCGCATGGACCTTTGTGGCCTGAAATTCCGACACGGTTCGGAATTCGAGGTCGATATTTGGTGCGACATGGGTGCATCCGCCTTGCGAGATAACGAGACGACCGCCGTGACGCAGGCGCAAGCCGATCTCAAGCTGGGGCTGTGATGGCGGAAAAGGAAGACTGGTATAAACGGGAACCAAGAAAAATCCTCGACGCCTGTAGAGGCAAGGGGACGGATTACATCGCGGTCTACAACACAATCCTCGATCTCATGTACGAGCGAAAGGGAGGGTGCCCGAACGATCCTTTGTGGATCGCGGGGTGGATCGGGTGCGATCGCAGAAAGGTTTCTTTTCTCATACAAAGGCTGATCGAAGACGGGAAGTTGCGTGTAGACGAGCGGAACGAGCTTCGAAATCAGAAGGCGGACGAGGTCTTGCGTAGGCGAGACCCCGGCACGACCTCGCCTCGACCCCCCCCTGGGTCGGCCCGAGGTCGGCCCGAGGTGGCAGGTGCCAACATAGCCGAAAACAATGGCTTACGAAAACAGAGTAAGAGAGAGAGAGAGAAGGAGATTCTCAACACTGAGTCTGCTTCACTAGATTCCGTTGTTCTTCACCATCTACCAGACTTCACCATCCCCCCTGTATCCCCCCAAGGGGGGAAGCCGATGAGCGAAGGGAAAAAATCCTCAGCTTCAAGGCGAGCGCCGATAGGAGATTGGAAACCTAGCGCGGATGACAAACGCAGAGCAGCGGCGTTCTGGCGAGCGAACGGCCGGCCGGACCTAGTGGCAACGGGAGCAAACGAGATTCAGAAATTCCATTCCCATCACGTAGCGAACGGCTCGAAGATGGCGAATTGGTCCGCCGCCTGGGTGACTTGGTACACGAAGGCCGTTTCGTTGACGCCGAAACCTCGCGAGGAGCGCGGGCGCGGCGGCACGAAAACCGACATGAACGGCCATCACGTCATGGATGAGCGCGCGCAGACCGACGCCCTCAAGATGTTCTACGGACTCGATGGCGGGGAGCCGGGCGCGTGGGCACCGTACCTCGGGGGTAAACCGGGCGATCCCGATTGCAAGATCAAGCCCGAGCTGATCGAGCGCTTCCGCCCGCGCGAGCCGGGAGCGGATGGATGATCGCGTCGGAACAGCGAAATAGCGCTTGCATAAATCACGCGCGAGTTGGAAGGATTGCCGCGCTGGGAAACCGAGGGGCGCGTGATGTTTCACATGAAACACTTGTGAGCGACGACACCGGCATTTCGATTCCCGACCAGATCAAGGCCGCGAAGCGCGAGCTCGCAATGCGAAAGAACGTTTACCCGAAATGGGTTGCGTCCGGCCGCATGAAGCAGGCGACGGCGGACCACGAGATCGCGGCCATGACGGCCATTATCGCGACGCTGGAAGGCGTCGTGCAATCGAAGCTGCTTTGAGGGAACGAACACATGCACAAGCCACTCGTGATCTACCACG